AGGTAGCGCCCGCACTGGCACTGTGAATGATTGCCTCGACTGAAGGAATCACAAGCCAGTCAGTCGGTACGGACACCGGAACGAAGGCAAGCTGACAAATCGCCGTCAACTGAACTTCTGTGGCGCTCGTGGCTTCTGAATTGGCGCAACAAGATGTCGGCAATCCTCCCACGTAATACCGACGATAACTGGCAGTTGTTTCGCCCGGTTGCATTGTCAAAACCAGTCGCTGTTCGGCTGTGATCGTGTCCACCTCGTAGAATCTCAGAGGCCCCAAGGTGCGATCTTTCTGAATTCCGATAACCTTGTTCACGATGTCCGGTGAATCGACGAACGGAGGAACGAGCGTCAGGAAATCCCCGGTGACTTCAATCGTGCCGTCGAGCGAGTAGCGTGGTTGATCGTTGCCGTCCAGTGATTGAAGCAATACCCGCTTCAACTCATCGGCGGGATCGCTCATGTAAATGCGAATCTTTTTGTTCGGCGGAACCACGTCGGAGAATAGTGGGAACTTGCCACGGTCGTAAGCGGCCAGCGGAGCGCAACCACCGGAACCGCAAACGCTTTTTGGCCAACGTCCAAAGCCGAATTGTAAGAATTCGTAGAACTGATTTTGGACAGGAATCGGAAAAGTACAAAGGTTCAAGGCTTCGATGCGTGCAACATTGAAAGGCATCGTGATATACGGATCATTCTGCGAAGCGACCAGTTGAAGCTCGGCCCATGTTCCTATCCATCCCGAATCACCAACCTCCCTGGCAAACAACAATCGCTCACTTGCTGCGTTGACGACTGCCGCGCATCCTGCCAAGTCTGTTTGACAAAGGCCCAAGGCTTGCGGTCCTCGGGAGGCCATGAAATCCATCAAACGCGGCAATAACACGATCAACTTATCGCCCCACGCCCACGGACAAGCAAGCGTGAAGATTACGGCGGCACTGGCCACGGCAATGGCGGCTCAAATGATTTGTGCCATTCGCCATCGGGCGATTGCCATTCGTGCATTCGATAAACGGGACCAGTTGGCGGCTTGGTTACGACGTTGATGAGCTTATTTGGAATTTGAACAATCTTGATCGGAACAACTCCATTCAATGCGACTCTGACTTTCAACGAGCGATTTACCACGTCCTGAGTGATTCCTTCGCCATACAATATGGCAATCTCATCGCATAATTTTCCGTCAATCTGAATGGGTATGTTCATGGCGGCAGATTAGGATTCCCGAAAGTAATACCCGCGCCAGCGTTCCACAAATCCGCTGCCTCCGCATCACTCAACACGCGAATCCACAGCCCCGACTCATCAAACGACCGTTCCGTTGACCCAGAGAAAGTCGCACTACCGCCAAACGTGATCGCGCTTCCGCTACCGCCAGCCATCGGAAGCGCAACCGTGTCGATGATTAAGCCGTTGTCGATTTGCAACCGCGCCTTTTGATCTGCCGGATCATACCAAGCCCGGTAGAAATGCCAGTCGCCATCCTGCGGGTAGGGATACACGATTTCCTCGAACTCAACGCCATCACCCTCAGCGTCCAGCAGCATGTCTCCATTCAAGAACGCCAACTCCATGAAAGAAGTTGGCCCAGACCAGCGAACAGATCGGATACTGCCGTTGGCCGCGTTATCGGCTGGATTCAATTTCACCCAACCGCACATGGTAAATCCTGTGGCACCTGCGTTGTCGAGCAGCGTAAAGTCGCCCGTGTTGACCGACAGACTGTTTGCGTTGTCGGCGCGGAAGCAATTGCCGACTTTACCCGGCTCAATAACACCCCAACCGGCTGCATAAGTAATGTCGAAACTGTTCGCCGTCGAATCAAGAATCAGGCTATTGATAACATAATCATCGAACGTCCAGTAAGCCAGCAGCCCAACCGCCTGCGCTATATCAATCGAGAAATTCTTGGAACAGATTTCTTGGCCAGCATCGAGAAGCGTTATCGTAAATACCGGCCCTTCTTCTGTGGTCGGGGTACCTGAAATCTCGCCCGTGAGAGAATTGAGCGTCAGTCCCGCAGGCAAAGCTCCAGCGGCCAGAGTCCAGAGCGGCGTCGCTGCGCCTGTTTGCGTGAGCGTGTAGGAATACGGTGTTCCAGTCGTACCCGACGGCAGCGTTGAAGGCGACGTGATTTCGATGACTCGGATCGTGAACGACTTTATCTGAAACGCACCGTTATCGTCAGTCACGCGAAGATCGAATGTATAGGTTCCGGGAACCGTTGGCGTCCCAAAGAGGTTGCCCTGCTCGTTCAACTCAGTCCCTGGAGGAATCGAACCGCTATCGACCGTGAACACGTACGGCGATGCTCCCCCAGCCACATCGAACACGACGGACATCACCTCGTTGACGCACACCGATGCCAGCGGCGATTCGGTCACGAAACAAATCTGGTGAATCCGCGCCAGCTTACAGGCCAGAGCCGCCGCACGCGCATCAGCGTCAGCCTGCCAGGGCGTCCGAATAGTGCCCGCATCCACGAACTCCGTCGTGGTCGTGCCGTCTGGACATTCGACGGTGCATTCCTGAAATGCGTTGTTGAACAGTGTTCGGTTGAACGGCGGATTGCGTGGATCACCACCGGGCGGCACCGGAGGATCGAACGAGCAATCTATCGCCTCGCGCTCGGCGCATTGCTGCGTCACCGTCTCGCACTCAGAGATGCTCGTCGTAACGACGCCGGTGCAGTCCTTGAAGCATTCGGGTTGGAAAAAGGTTCCAGCGGTTGCGGGCTGAGTGAAATGAGCGAAGCAGACCGGGACATCTATTTCTTCAACACTAAAATTTCTCGCCGGAAAAATTACACAATCGCAACCCGTAAGCGATTCAGGACATGGAAACTGTGATGGCATTCCGATTGACTTTTACCGTTATTTGAAGATGATGCAAGGAGCATTCGCTTGTAGCCGAATGATGACAACAAAACTTTTTAGCACCCGCCGTTGCCTGGCGACCGTCCCACGAGTCGCGCTACAACTTTCAGCGTGCGGGTGTTTCTTTTATGGCAATTCCATACACACCAAGTAATCGCAGGGGACGCGGAGAAAAACCGTTTAGAATTGGAGACAAACGCAAAGACGATTCTGGGTACGTTCTCGTTAAACGGCCAGATCATCCGTTTTGCAATAGCCACGGATACATTCAAGAGCACCGACTGGTAATGGAGCAGCATATCGGTCGCTACCTAAATCGAAAAGAGGTGATTCACCACAAAAACGGAATCGTTGACGACAATCGCATAGAAAATTTGCAGCTTTGTGCGTCTTCCGCAGAGCATTTGAAGATTCACCGGCCAGATAAGTTCTGCCACTTATGCGGAAAACCGCATCGTGCCCACGGACTATGCGATCAACATTATAAATCCCAATGGGAAAAGTCAGTTAGAGTGCCATGTCCGAAATGCGGAAAACCGATTGAAAAAAGAAGCCGCGCTAAAGCTAAAGATGGGGTGCGCTTGTGCCTAACCTGCCGCCGCCCTAAATCTCCATGCCGTATTTGTGGAAAACCGCATTGTGCTCATGGTTTATGCAAACGCCATTATGCACAGTGGAGAAATGGAAATCCATTTACTTAACAAATTATACCAGCCCAGGGGCTTTCCATCTTCGGTAGGGCATAACCAAAGATGCCTCGAATGCGACACCACCCATGCACAGTCAATCTCAACTGAAATGTGTACCCTTGGTTTGCTGGCCGACCTGAAGATTGAATACAGGGCGTGGGTGGCTTGGGCATTGTCATTGTGGTTTTGAAAAGCTCACAAAAAGGCTCAATCGGCGATGGATAACCAGTCTCGATGCACGGATTTATTTCCAATTCTGTGCAATCTTTAGCGGCGCATTCCTTCCAAGATCGCCACGGTAGATAGCACGCGTATGAGTCAGGCCGGAATTCCAAACGAAACTCCACAGTGCCTACCAAGCGGTCGATCCAAAACTTAAACGTCTCAAGCTCCTTCATCACTCTGGGATATTCCCAAGCAAACGCAGCCGTCTCGAAAGACCATTGCGTACGAGCGACACCGCCAGCGTTCAGGTTGAATTTCTCAGTTGTAGTTAATTCCCACAAGTCAATTGCGCCAGTTGCTCCAAAGACAGCAGCAAAGGCTCTGTCGCGCCCGCCGATGTTCGCTTGGAACAATTGCATAAATGAAAGTCCTTCCCACAGGCCATCCCATGTCGGTGGCAATGTCTCTTGCATCGACGAGAGCGGGTTGAAGTCCAGCGAGGCGATTGCCTTGAAAGCAGTGCCGACCGGCGTAGCAAAAGGCAATATCGTCTGTAGGAATCGAGTGTCATGGTAAATGCTGGAAGTCAGATGAAGCAGAGCGCGATCATTGAAATCAAGAGCGCGATTGATGTTGTTCGAGATTGGGATTTGACCAGGTTGTTGGAAATTCAAGATCGCGGTTCGCAGAGAACGCACGTCTCCATTTGGAGTACTTGCAAACAGGATGTCGTTGTTGATCGGCGTAGCGCCTCGGTCTGAATAACCACCAGCACCCTTGAGCGCCACGGTCTGTAGCGGCATCGCGTTCAGAGTTGCTGCCGTCCAATCATCCCTTGTGATCGGCACATTGCAGGCGAAAATGGCATTGCGAGTTCCGATGAAAAGGTTCGTCTCGCCAAGCTGCGTGTTCAGGTTTGCCGCATGACGCAACCAGCGAATGTTTCCGCTGCTGATGGGCGTTACAAACGCATCCCCGCCGCTCGGAACGGGATTCTCGGTCACGGCCAGAACGCTATCCCGATACTGAAATGGAGCAGTGCCGCTGGCCTTGTTGAACACAATGTCTCCAGCAGCGTAAAACCGTCCAAACGCATACCAGAGCCTTTGCTGGTAATAATCCATCGGACCTGCTGGCGGTATCTGATTGAGCGCATTATTGATCCCGACGAATCCACGCGACTGAACCATTGACGCGATTGAGCCATCGTCGTTGGTTGAGAAGAACAGCGGATTGGTGATGATCGACCCGTCCTGAATCACCATCCACTTCTCTGCCTGTGCAAAGAAATATTGCGGTTGATCTGGCAACATGGATAACCCGAAGGCTGCGCTTAGGTTTTCGACCGAGAAATCCGTATCGGTTCGGATGCGGTAAATCTGGCCACCGACAGCGATGATGAGTTGAGGCTCGCCATAATCGGGGGTATAAAATGCACCGCCCTGAAACAGACCCGACCACGGCGCGTTTTCAACTTTCGGAATCCAACCGAATCTAGGACTGATGCCGCCTCCTCGTACCACTACATTATTTCCCCAGGCGATCTGGTTATCTTGTAAGCCATGAGGATTTCCGTCTGATGAGCGAATCGGAATGACGTTGGAATTGACCCCTCCAGAGAAGTCGATCTGACCCGTGACCAATCGTTCGCCTTCTTTTGGCATATTACGGTGGCAAAACACCGGATGCTTTGAGATCAGCGACAAGCGCGGCAATCGCGTTCAAGGCATCGGTTGGGGTTGCAGTCGCTACGTCCAAGGTCCGCAGAGGCGTGGCATTCGCAATCGTCCAGGCGTCCGTGGTCATGCCGGGAATCTCCAGCTTCCTCTTGGCGAATGGGAGGTTCTGAACCGTAATCATTCCGTAATCGTGAATCGGCACATCGCCACCCTACCTTTCCGATTGACTTCTACAAGCAAATCCTCGACACTCGCGCCGTTCTTGGGTTCACCTGTTGCCGGTTTCGTCCTGTTCTCCCAAGAACTCAGGCACCCCATAGCCTGCTCTCCTGCGGAACCGGCAACAGATGATCTACGGGCGCGAAGCGAAAACTGTGATTGTTGCTACGCAAGTGCGGCATGAACACCACGCGAGAGACAACACGCAGGGGAGTTCACCCCAAGCGCCCGCCAATTCCCGGCAATCGGTTCCGCAACGAAATAACTGTTCCATTCAGGACAATTGAACAAAGCTCAGAAGCGGGTTACAAAGCCGATTCGCCTGGCGTCGTGCCGGGGCAACCGGGATTAGCTTACCATGACCGGCCAGATCGAATGCCACGAATGCGGGAACACCGACGCTCTTGCGATGATTACGGTTCGAGGGCCGAATGCGTACGATCCAGCGGCGGTTGTGCGGGACTTTTGCTGCGTGCAATGCTTCTGGATGTGGATAGACCGCGTGATAGCCGACAGGAACAAAGGCGGGCGTTTGGACCGCCAAGTTTGCTGGGATTAATTTATGAACAAAACCAACGTCATGGCGGCAATAGCGGCTCTGCTGCTGCCGCAAACCACCACCAAAACACGTCCCCTGAGCCTAATCATGCCTTCCAGCACGCGCACTGTCGTTCGGGGATTTAGGCGACCCAAACCGGGCTGGAGGTTGGAGGCACGCAAACGCGCTTACCGGGAATTGGCCTACAGGCGCAGGAGAAATGCATGACCAAATCCATCCCCGGCTCCAACGAAGCCCTGCTGCTCTCCCGCACCCGCTCCGGCATCGTCATGCTGCTCGGAATCGTGACACCAGAGCAGGCCCACGACAACGCGCTGTTCGGCGACGATGCGGTGCTTCAGATCGTGGTGCTGGTAAACAGACACGCTAAATCCGGCGTTCGACTTCACCAGTACTCCTGCAATTGATAACCTCCAAGACCAAGCGCACAATGGCATTGATTGACGATCTGGCTGGCAAGACAAGCATTTACAACCAGCCGATTTTGGTCGTGCCAGCCGAATCATTCGATATGGTTGTTAGACGGCATGAATCATCGTGGTGGCGAACAAACCGTATAGACCGAGACGATTGCGGATTGTTATTCCGGTTGCGCCAATGACCTTCGCAAGCGCGGCGAGCCTGCTTGAGCTATGAATGAACCAATCCAATCCTCGCAAAGTTTTGTCTGCCTCAAACAACGCGGAGACGAGAAACGATTGTGCATTGATTTCTCGCTCATGGGATACGACGAGGACAGGGCCAAGCTAATTCTCAGAACCGCGCTGTCAGTCCTGTCGAAAGAAGAATATCGAATTTGCGTTATGAGAGATTGCAAGGTGCATCACGAACTCAACTCGATGCTGGTAGAACGCGATGATCTGAAAATCCGTGAATCTTAGACTCTATTGCACTTGCGGAGCGGTTTGGAAATGCGACGGAATCCCGAAGGAACCCGCCGAACGCATCATGGAGCAATGGTATCAGCAACACGTCGGACGCGAGCATGGAGCGTGTGACGCCAAGACCGCAGCACGCGCACGGCGCATCGCAGAGTCCAAAAGGCCAGATCGCGACTAACCCCCTCTCACCCCCATTTTCCTGTTGCGTCGGGGCGGGGGTTTGCGGTAGATTTTGGGTGGCTTCCAAAGAGCCAGAAGCACGTTACGATAATTTGCCGCCGGCTCCTGGTGGTGACGGTTTCCCACCATTCGCCGGCACACTTTGGCACCAGTCCGGCGGCACTTTCTTTTTTGATAATGCCAGAATTACCGTGGGTGAAGTGGTTTCCAAGTTATTGGGCTTCCGAATCTGGACTCCGAAAGTGCGATGTTGCCACCAAAGGCATCTGGATCGAACTCATTAACACCATGTTCCTAGACGGCACCGGAGAGATAACCGGAACCCTGGACGAACTGTGCAGTTTATGCCACGCCCGAAGGCTTCAGATGGAAGCAGCCCTGATTGAGCTAAAGCGGTTCAATATTGCGGAGGTAAACGAACAAAACCGAACAAACGACGAACAAAATATTACCTACTCAATAGTGTGCAGACGTAACCTTAGAACGGTGGAAATCAAGCAGTTAAGAGTTTCTGCTGGCCGTGCTTCTGGTGCTTCTAGACGAACAAAACTCGAACAAGTCTCTACCTCTACCTCTACTTCTACCTCTTTGGGGAATGGAGAGTATGAGAGGAAAGGGGGATTCCAAGAGCCAACAATCGATGAGGTAAAACTGCTCTTTGCCAAGTCAGGCGGGGTGCCTTCGGACGCCGACGTGTTCTTCAACTTTTACGCCTCTAAAGGCTGGCTAGTGGGTAAGTCCAAAATGCGGTCAGTGGCCCATGCCGTTGCTGGGTGGGTAAGCAGGGGTCGCCAGCGTGAATCGGTAAAACAACCAGAAACCATGTCGGATGAAGAAATCCTGAGAAACTCGCTATGAACCAACGATACTGCGACGAGATGGGAGTTATTGGCTGCTGTATGCTTGGCGGACTGGACACCGCTATTGAAGCCATAGAAAGCGTTCCAGCCGATGCCTTCAGTCAAATGAACATTCGGGAGGTGTTCGGTATCATCGAACGATTAGCGACCAGCGGAGAACCGATCACGGAAATGACGTTACGATTGAAATGGAAGGAGGCGAATTCAGCCCCATTTCCAGAGGACATTATGAAGGCACCGGACATGGTTCCGAGCGCGTTCAACCTGCCGTATTATGTCGGACCGATTATCGAGGCATGGAAGAAAGATCGAATCGTCAGAGCGTGTAGAACCGTCTGGGAGCATGGGCAAATTGAAACTGTGAGCAGTGACGCATTATTGGCTGAAGCCGAATCGGTGCTGTACGCCGAGGAAATAACCGGGGTTACGACTGTTGGGGCCAAGCAAGCGAGTGACATGCTGATCGACGATCTGGAACGCAGGCATCAGCTTCAAGGAAAGTTGTCTGGTATCGGAACTCCTTTCGACCATTTCAACAGGTTGACGGATGGATTGCAGTACGGTGAACAGTCAATCATCGGAGCAAGGCCGAGCCAGGGGAAAACGGCAATTAGTTTGAATATCGTGGAGCACGCCTGTTTCGAGAACAAGATTCCTACGCTGTTTGTTACTTTGGAAATGGGCGTAGCTTCGTTGATGCGTCGGCTCGCTTCGTCGTGGACCGAAATTCCACTTTGGGAAATCAGACGAGGCTCTTATACACCGCAGCAATTTTCAAAGTTCACGTCATTCAAGGTGATGGAGCAGAAAGCTCCGTTTTGGATCATTGATGCGGTTGGTGGAATCGGATTGAACAAACTTGCCGCTGCGGTTCGTCGTCGGGTTAGAAAGGACAAGGTGAAATTGGTGGTGATTGATTATCTACAAAAGATCAAACCGAGTGCGAAACATGAAAAGAGAACTTACGAGGTCGGCGAGGTTTCTACGCAACTCAAGTCACTGGCTGTTCAAACCGAGGTCGCATTGCTCACGCTGGCACAACTCAACCGGGATTCGGAAAAAGAAAAAACTCGTCCTCCGCGATTGTCTGATCTTGCCGACTCTGGTCAAATAGAGCGCGACGGCGATATGGTGGCTTTGATTCACCGCGACCGTAATGACATCAATGGAGCAACAAAATTAATCGTGGCAAAACAACGCGACGGAGATACGGGTATCGTATCGCTGTCGTTCAACAAAGAGTTGGTCAGATTCCAAAACCCATGAGCGAGAAGCCTCCATTTTTTGTGACGTGGTGCAGAGATCAAGACGCCTTTCACACCGAGACCCTGGATGAAATGCTGAACAACAATCTGGCCAACTACTACGGCGAAATCGAGAACGCATCGGACTGGATTGTTGTTGGCGTTGCAGAGACCCGCAAGGAAGCATTCGAGTTGGCGGAAAAACTGAGGCACATGAAGGACAAATGAAAATCGCGATTGACAGACGATGAAGAATCGTCGAATGTGCGGACGTTAAATCCGTTATGAAGGCAGAATTTGGTTCGCAGTTGCGGGGCGTTCCTGCCCACCCTTCACCGGATTTAACACGCAACTGTGAGCCTTTTATGAACATACGAGATATGCCGGTTGGTTCCGCGCCGTTTCCGAAGGATGCTGGAAATACAAAGCGCAAGGCGTATTCGCACGATTGCCCGTGCGGATTCAAGGGAAACACGCACAACATTCGAGAGCACCGAATGTCATGTCCATCCTGGCATGATTTTGTGCAATCGAAATTGCCTTGGAATTGCAAGCAGCCATGACCCATCTCCACAAACCGGACGCTGCACAACAAGCGTGGTTGATCGAAGCCGAGCGCAAGTTCTCCAAGGAGCAACAACCTAATCGCATGGTTCGCCTCTACGGAGCCAACGCTGGAAAGCAGTGCAAGGATTGCCGGTTCTTGCTTCGCAAGGTGCTTCGGAGCGGTCGCGTTTTCTTCAAATGCCTCTTCGTCGGCAACACCGGAGGACCGGGCACAGACTTCCGCGCTGGATGGGACGCCTGCACGAAGTTCGTGCCGCGCCAGCAACGCGAACGCACGACGGCTGGCAATCGCGTGATGTATTGCTCATGAGCACCGAAACCAGCTTGAAGATCACGGGATGGGTTCTTGTCGCGGCGATATTCCTGTTATTTCGAGCGATTCGCGTTCACGGCAACCGCATCACCGCCCTCGAAACCCGCATGGCCCTCGTCGAATCCAACGCCACCGAGACGGTGCTGGCAGCGCGGCAGGTGCAGACCGACATCGGGCGGCTCCCCGAAGCGGTGTTGCGCTGGAGGATGAGCCTGCCGACGAACCGGGTCAGCATAATCACGAACGCAGCGCCCACGCCATGAACGCAGAAGAATACGTCAGATATAATGACGAGCAGGCCAGCGAAACCGTCACGCTGCGAGACAAGCTGGCGCGAGCCTTGGGCGAACGAGACGGGGCTTTGGCCAAGTCGGACGCGCTCGCCAAAGAGCTGGATAGAATCAAGTCCGAACGCGATTCATGGAACGCCAGCTTCCACGCGGCCAATACCGAGCGGATTGCGCTCACGCAGGAGAATCAGGGGTTGCGGGAGCAGATGCAGGAAGGCAACGCGCGGTACAGCGAATTATTCGGCAAACTGGAAGCTACCAGAATCGCGTTGCGGGTGGCTAGGCCGTTGGTGCATTCTGTAATCGTCGAATATCCAAGTGACGACCACGGAGAATTGGCTAAAATCGACGCCGCACTGAATGACAAGCCATGACCTACACCGAACTCCAAGCTGAGTGGGAATATCGCCGCCAAGAGCGCCTGGGCTTGCTCTGCGGCACAGACACACCGACGCCGGAGCAGGAACTCGTCGCCCGCACAGAGGCCGATGCTGCGGTGCGGGTGTTGAAGGAGCAGCCATGATAACCTCAGACACCAAAATACTAGAACAGGCTTCGCTTTTCAGGAAAATGCGGGCGTTGTGCCGTACGATGCGGAAAACCGATTGGGAATTCAGGTACGACCTTTATGGTACGAGCGCCAGCACTTTTCTTCGCCAAAAAGACCAAGAAGATTCCTGCCCGTTGACGTTCACATGGTTTGTGGCGAGCGGACAATTTTACCATTCTCGCGATTGGGAACCTGTTTCTCGAAAACTCGGATTCAAACTCCATGAAGCGGAGAAAATCATCATGTCGGCGGATCACGGGAATTCCAAAACAGTTATGGCGTCCAAAACCTGCAAACGGATGCGCCGAATCCTGCTACGAGCCGCTGGGTTGAAGGAGCAGGGATGAGCATTTCTCTCGAACAAGCCCAAGCGCATCGCCGATGCCGGATTTGCGGAGAAACGATTTGCGAGGATGACGACGCCTTTCCGAAAGGATGGCAGCATGAGTTCGCGGAGATGGTTTATCCGGTGCATGTAATCATCAACTTCGGCAAGGAATGCGCCCATGTCAGATGCTTGGATACCGACCGACAACCAATATGCACGCTCCTGAACCCTCCACGCACCAGAGAATGATCCGATCCAAGAAATCTGCGGCACTTCGGGAGGAACTGCACAAGTTCATCGACGACATCGTTCTCACTGCCAGCAGTCCTGAATACTGGCCATTATCGCATGAGGAACAGATAGCATTCATACGCAAAGCCATATTCACGGCCAGGAAAATATCGAAATCCGAATCCTACCTGGCAGATGCCATTCTGGTCGCTGCACGCAGGGTTCGACGCCACGATTACTCACTACCCACCACCCCGGACAAGGCACGGCTATGACAGAGCAATCACTCAGGGAGTTGATCGAACGCTGGCGCACTGAAGTCGGATGCAATCCGCAATCTCCGGACGATTCCAAGCAGATGTGGTTTGAGACCGGAAAGAACCACGCGATGATGAATTGCGCCAGAGAACTGGAAGAACTTACCGGAAAGATGGAGTTGGCTTCCATGATCCTGAACCCTCCACGCAAAAGAGAATGACACCGGAAGCCAGATTACTTCTCCGATGGGCAATCAAGTTGTCGGTGAAACGTGGAGACCTGAAAACGGCGCAAAACGCACGAGAAGCACTGTGGTTCGGCAACTGGCAGGAAGCCCGCAGGGTATTGCAGGAATCGCAGACCACCACCCCGGACAGGGCACGGCTATGACAACGCCAACTCCGATTCTGCGAATTAAATGAAATACGCCGATGCCGAATCCATTGGGCTTGCCAGTGACGACAAGCACACACAGAAACTTGCTTGGGCTTATCTGAGGGCTTTGGAAACGTTGTTCCAGATCGCCACGGGAACATCATCATCGGAAAGTTCCGCCAGATATTGCCTCAAACAACTCGGTATCTTCGAGCCGGATCACTCGATTGATATGGGCTATTTGATGGGTTACGATGCCAACGAAGCTGCGCGTTGTTTGCGGGAAGGGAAACAGGTTCCGAGACCCTGCCTGCATGCCGATGGAACTTACCGGATTCCAAGACCAACCCCGCTGCAACGCGATGTCCTAGCACGAATGAATTGGGAGAAATGCAAACTCGATCAACCAACATGATTCTTGAAGCAGTTAAATCGGAAACTCCGATTCTGCGGGTGGGGGGTTAGTTTGAGGATGTTACCCACCGCCTTGGTGCGGAGTTGCTTTGCCGTCTGGATTTCTAGCCACAGACCCCACCCATTCCGATCCGTCATAACAAACCGGAAAATACACACGAGCCTTCGTCCAGAGCGTGAAATCGCAACCCTCTGTTCCTCCGTAACCGTGGTCGAATTTTGCATCCAAATCTTCGTCCGTGAACGTGTGAGATTCCACATCAACCCATGTCTCACCATTTGCCAGCATTGCTTCGGTTAGGCTTTCCCGCCAGCTTGTAAGTTCCAATTTCATATCCATTCCCAATCGCAGCCTCTCCGGGCCAGTTCAAACTTCGCGCTCTCGGGCGTCATCTTGAGCATCCATTTGATGATCGGCGCTGCCTCCGTGCATCTCCAAATGCCGTCGATTCGCTCCCACACCGCCCCGGCACAGAAATACTCGTTCTTGGCCTGCAAAACCTTCTTCTGATACGGCAAAGGTTTGCCTCCTTCGGGAATCATCAAGGGCGCTGACCGGCTCCAAAAGTTCCGCTTCCTGAGACGACTCATGGAACACGTTCCTGTAACGCTTCCTCGATGACTTCCTCCAGCTTGTCCCTTGTCCGGTTGGATTTGAATTCGCCGTCCTGACGGCAAAAATCGTCAATCAATTGATTCTCAAGCCTCGTCAATAAAGCCCGAATCTTCCGCATCGTTTCCCTGCTGTTCATAAAATCCCCTCCTCCCGCTGGCGCTTGGCCTCTGCTTCCGCCTCCAGATCGTTTGCGTGCTTGGTGCTCATCTTTGCGTTCGCCCTCAGTATCCGAATCATGTCGGGATTATTTTCAACTGGAGGCGTGCCAGCCCGATGTTCCCTTGCCCACTTCGCTTTCCTAACCCTCTCCGCTATCTCCGTAGCCAGTTTTCGGTAATACGCCCCGTTCAGTACCAGCCACCCGTCCTCCACTTTTTGAATCCTCCTTCCCTCATGCGGCTGCGGTTCCAACCGCCTCTTATCTGGCTTGCTCAAGACCTTCAAAGCCTCCAGCACCTTGGCTTCCGCCTTGTCGTCCCTCGGCCAACACTTCCTACCCATCGCATACGCATTGTGCCTGACCACATGGTCGGCGTCCTTCAACGCCAGCATGGTCAGAAAAACCTTTACCACATAGTCCTCTTCCTCCCAAAGCGACGAGTCCACTATCTTTGAAAACAACGGCGCGAATGTGTCCATTCCCAACCTTCTCACCGTAGACGCACGTAGTCAAGCGTAGATTACAGTAGCGAAACCGTAGACGCATACAAATACAATATAAGGCGGGCACACGTCTTGGAGCCTCATTCCGCCTCTGGCTTCTGGCAAAACTAGAGTTCTCTCCAACCATCTTTTCTGAGCACATGGCGTCTGTCTGAAAATATCTCGTCTCTTCAAAGGCGGGACTCCAATTACCCAACCAACTCTAGCCAGCCCCCTGGCACCGGCACCCGTGGGGACGGTTCTTATGCGGAACGAAGAGATTCCTTAGGACGGTTGCTCTGGCACTGAACCTGGATCAGCCGACGGTTCCTGCTTAGGCGGCGGGACCGGGCCGCTCGCGCGAGGCTTGCGTTTGGTGGGCTTGCGCTCTGGGCGAAGGGAGCCTGGGAGCGGGCGACCGCGCAGGATGCGAATTGCTTCACGGGCCTCTGACCAGGCACGGACCAATTGCGATACGGCTTGGGCGTCTATCGGCTTGCCAAACTCATCACGCTTGATCGTGAGCTTGCCATCGGGTTGAGTGAGTTCATCCTTAAGCGCAATGGCCATGTTAGCGGCTAAGTCCCGCAGTTCATAGGCTTGGGTAAGTCCGCGCGAGTTGGACTGACGCCGGTCGTATGGGGTTGCTGGCGGGATTAACGGGACAGATTGACTCAATTCAGGCAAAGCCGACATATCTGAGGCTTAAACCACGCACAGGAAAGGGTCAAGAACCGTCTGGGAAGCGATATGGGGCGTTAAGGCGTGCCCGAGGTTGCTGGCAAACGCGCCAATCACGGCCCTCATTGCCGAACAAGCGAGAGGCGTGCAAACGGAGGAAGTTTGCAAGGCCATTGCGGGACGAGAGCAGGGTTGACGGGAAAGGCGCAATTTCGAGCTTATCGCCTTGTGGGTTTTGAAGCAGATAGAGTTTCATAGGATTTGTTTTTGGAAAGCCTCTCAGGGATGCTGAGAGGCATTGGTGGGGCAATGCGGGATTAGCGCAGGGCTTTAATTGCGATCCGCAAGATTTCGCCGATCAATTCAGCGCGTGTCCTCATGCCTTCGCGTTTGGCAATCTTGGCGATTCGCAATCTGGAATCAGATGTTAATTCAAAGCAATCCGAGTCGGATAATTGTTCAATATCGCTGTATTTCATGCCTCAACATTGGATATTGCAGATTCGACGTGATCTGTATCCGCATACGCCAAATTTTTGCCAATGACTGCCTTTCCCCGGTCGCATAAATCGCCATTGCCAAAAGCCAGATATTCGGCGCAAGCCGTGCAATTGGGATGATGGCGGTTCATTTCGGCAAAAGCATTACAGAACCGGATTTTGGTTTCGTTAGGCAGGTTCATTTTATCTCGGCGAGTGCATTTTGCGCGTTTTTGATTGCCTCATTATGCAACTTAATTATTGAATCCAAAGCAGGACTTAGACGCAACATTCGCTCGCAATCTTCCAAGGCTGTTCTAAGCCGTCCTATCTCGCGACGGGCTTCGCGCAACGCGCCAATCTGATCGTCGGCGTAAGCAATACAGGCTTGCCGAACCAACTTTTCTATGTCGCCCACGTTCAGGTCCAGAAGCGAGATTTCATCATACGACAACGAATTAGCCGCAACAGTCCACGGTTGTTGTTCGTGTCCGGTTGACTCAGTGTTCATAAGTGAAAGGCTAGAGATTAATCCCAAGAGTTGCTGTAAGCGGCGGCGATTTGAGCGATCCTGTGGTTGTCCTTGAGGTATTGGCCCAGCGATTGAGCGGAGTCAAAGCGCATGAGTGGGATGATGTCCGAGGTTTGGCCATAAGCGCGAGTGACAAGCCATATGGCATCGGTCACGCGGAGTTCGAGCGGGAACACAGGCTCGAGCATTCCGGCATGACCGGCGTACCAGCGATTGAAGACATTCGGGCAACGGACAAAGCCGCTGGAGCGCATGTCTTGTTCGAGCGGAGTCAGAGCATTCACAGCGGGCCTTTCTGAGCGAGGGCTTTAGTTTTTCGTTTTGGCAGCAGCTTATAGGCGCGACAATACGGGCAAGGTCCGCCGTGATAAGCGCGGCAATAAGGGCAACCAAGCCGAGTTTTTTTCTTGGAGTTCATTTTTCGGCATAATTGATAGCCTGGCGCAAAGAATCAGCAATGCCGCCAAATGGAGTTTTGGGATCATCCTCCCAGAGTTTCAACGCGGCTTTAGCAGTCCGGAGCAAAGCATCGCGTTGAGCGAGGAGAGCGTCGCGTTCGTCAGTGACCGCGGCGAGCTTGGCGCGGGCTTCGCGGTTGGCATCGCGGTAAGCGGCGAGGGATTCAATCAATTGGCTGCGCTCTGCTTGGAGCAGTTCAATGGCTAGTTCTTTGCGAATGAGTCTTGCGGCAGCGGTATCGCCAGTGTCTTCGGCAATGCCAAGCTCGCGTTCAAGCTGGGCGTGCCTGTCAGTCTGAGCGGGAGCTTTGGCTGGAACCTCGACAAGCGAATAGTTGTCGGGGTTTGCACCATAGGCAATGCGGGCTTGTTCAAGCAAGTGCTCGGCGCGGGCTTTATCGGGCGTGACAGTGGCATCAAGGACAGCGCCAAAGAACGCCACGGCGTATTGGATTTGATCTTTCATGGGATTCCTAAAGCCGCAAGCCCGCGCGGGTGAAAACTCAAGGCATGGAGATGCGATGAGACCGCACAGGCATTGCGGCAAACTTTGTTTTTGTGTTCGCTGGTTTTCACGTCAGCATCCGTAGAATACACGAGCCGCGATAGAACGCGAGAAAATTCTCACGCGGCGTTTGTAATCGCTCAAATTACATAGATGGCGGGGTAATGCTGGATCAAGCGAAGACTTTGCCTGAATGCATGGCTTGGTGCTTTGGCCAGTCAACGGTCAGATAGCCAAGAGATTCAAGTCGGCGGACTGCGCGAACGGTAGGGCGATTGCGTTTATCGAATGAATGCCAATTGCCGGAATGCTTCGAGTAGAACGCGAGAGTTGCAAGGAGAGCATTCACAGCGGGCCTTTCTGGGCGAGGGCGGCTCGGGCTTGTTCGCGGATGTTGATTATGAGCTTGGCGAGTTCGATCTTATAGGCTTCAGCAGCTTTGTTTCGATCAAACTCATGATTTGCCTGGAGCGACATGCAAGGTGCATTGCAGGTGAGCTTGTCGATTGCCAGTAATGCGGAAACAAGCTCCTCGTTATTATCCGGCAACGCGCGTTCCAAGTCTTCAGCCGCGCAAGTCAGGCAAGTCGCGGCCCATTCGCGGGCGTCCATTTGCCGTCCGCCATATTGGGAGCGTTCAAAAGCGGCTTTGTCGCGCAGCCAGTGTGCGATCTGTTTTTTGTTTGGCCGGTCAGGAAGCGGCAACGGCGGGTTTCTGTCTGCCGCGATAACGATTGAATCTTTCATTGTAGTCCTGAAGCCGCAAGCCAGCGCGGGTGATTGCCTGCAAACAGGGAGTAAGCAGGACCGCGCAGGTTGCGGCAAAGTGTTTTTGGATTTTCGGTTGAGCAATCACGTTCAACTATTGCCACGATACACGAGCCGCGATAGAACGCGAGAAAATTCTCACGCGGCGTTTGTAATCCACTTTACTTTAACGCGAGGTGACAATGTATCGGCCTACGGAATTGCCGTTGGCGTCCATGACCGTGCTCGCCGCACTGCCATTGCGAAGATCGGCGGCGAGGTCTGCCAGGATGCGAGCAATCTCGAACATGCCATCTGCGCCGTCCTCGAATGCCGCGTTGTCCATCTTGATTTCAAGTTTGAATTTCATAGCGCCTCCGTTGCTTTGCGATTTGCCCGTTCGACTTCGCTTGGCGGCACTCCGATGTTGAGAACATCGCGGGCCTCATCTTTGGCTTCGGATAGTTCCTGCAATTCGTCGGCGTAGGCTGCGGCCCGGCTCTCATCATCGTAAAGCGAGTCCAGCCCCTCGGCGGCGCACAAAAGCCGCAGCAATGCCGCACGCATGGAAGGTTTCGTTTGTTTGTTCATAACTTCTCTCCTAAAGCGCCGCGCCATCGCCAGCGGCGAACCCCGAACCGCGGCAGCAGTTCGGAAACGCCAGCGACGCGCGGCAAGGTGTTTTTGGTAATGTGGGGTTCGCGTCCACGGGGGAGAGAATAAACCTAGCGTTAGGTAAGCGCAACTCTTTTCTGGAATTATTTTCGTTGCCGATAACCGGGCGTTCGGTTATTGTCCAGGGCGATGAAAGAAAAGAATCCCGCAGCGGTGGCCCTCGGCAGCATCAGCACTCCACGCAAAGCAAAATCAGCCCGTCTCAATGGCAGGCATGGAGGCAGGCCGCGTGGCAGTAAAAACAAGGTGCGAAAATAGTTTGCGATTTCTGTTGCAAGGAAACCTAGCGTTCGGTATTGTTTCGGCAAGATGAAAACAAAATCCTTCAAAGAAACAAACCAGGTTCCTGAACTGCCCGCAAATTGGGAAGATTGCACGGTTGGTCAGTTGCGCTGGTTATCGGAAAATGGAAGCTACGGCCAACGCATGATCGCCAATCGTTATCTTCGGGAATTGGAAACCGCAAGGCCCGCATGAGCTACGAGGACAAAGGGCACTTCGGTTGCCGGTTCGCTGGTCCAGGCCGTGGCGATTGCGCTCATTTCATCGGCTTGCCCGGTAAATCCATTCCCGGCCAGCATGATGGACCTGACGACACAGTTGACGCTTACGGTCAGCCGAATGGCTGGTGTGATTATTGTTGGTTGTCGCATCAACTGATGATGGCCAAAGCAAAAATCTCCGATCTTGCCGAATTGCTAGAAGATCACCGCCAGCAATACGCCAACAAGGAGCTTGAGCTAATCGCAGCCCGCGAGCCTGCATTATTGGAGTGGGCCGTTTCGCGTTGGAACGCGGAAGTAAGCCAGCGCCCGCTTGTGAACGTCAACCGACGCCCGCTTGATGATACTTGGCGGCAGGTCATCCGATACGCTGGCGGAAATGACCGAGAGCTAATCGGCCCGACTCACGATGAGTTGTTGGCCAACGAAGCGAGCGACCCGCGCACGGCGAAAGGCAATTGATATGAGCACGCAATTAGGAGAAATCGGAACCGGCAAATGCGTTCGATGCGGCCAATGCGTCCATTTCAACGTGTATCGCCCGTCCAAGGAGATCAACCCAGAGAACCGGGACTTCGGCGGGTGGTGCGCCAAGAATAAAGTCACGACTGCGCCAGAGCTTCTGCGCTGCGGCGGTGATGATTTTGAAAGGAACAATTATCTATGAGCAATCCAATCATGTGTGACGATGACCTGATCGCCAACCTGCAACGCGAGAGAGACCAGCTTGCGGCGGAATGCTTAGCCTTAAGCAATCGCCTGAAACAGACGCCAGAGGTTAGGGCGATTGTGGGCGAGTTGCGTGTCGTGCAGGATTGGCTTTCCGACGGAGCGCATTCGCTGGCGTTGAAGCGCCTTAACGAATTGCTTCGGCGGCTGGATGAATCTTAGACAACAACAAACCATAGGAGAGACACAATGAACATTGAACAGAAATTGCGGTTAATCGCGGGCGCATTGGATCGGCTGCTGCCGCAGGGACACAGCGTAGAACTTGCCGTGCGCCGATACGCGCATCCCCCAGATATTCAGGTGGACATTCATGGCGTAAAGACGTATGCCGAAGCGCAGGAGATATTCCGCACGCTCGGCATTCAGAAGCGTCAGAAGTCGGTTTATAGCGATCTGGAACCGCGCAGCGTGCTCCAAGGCAAGCTGAGCGAGCTAATCAATGTCACGGTCTATTGCTCCGGCCTGCCGCCGTCCTGCCGCCTGGAAACGTTCGTTGAGCGCGTGCCGAAGAAACAGGTCACTGAGAGCGACACGGGCGAGTTCGTGGAAATCGAGCGCACTCGTGTTGTCTGCGGGCATGGGCAGGAGGCGGCGGTATGAAATGTTATCGGTGCAAATCCGATTTACCGCCCCCTGAAATGGTTTTCAGCGGAGGCAAGCCAATTGGTGTTTGTCTCCGGTGCAACAGAGACAGGGTTCGGATTTGGAAAAAGAAAAATCCAGCAAAAGTCGTTAAAATCACCGGAGGCTACGAAAGGCGCAACGGGCTAAAGCGTAGCGTTTATAAAAAAGTAAGAACCGCTATCAAAAAAGGTATTATTTGTCGGCCTGTATATTGTTCAAAGTGCGGTGGAGTTGGTAAAATTCAAGCTCATCACGCCGATTATTCAAAACCGCTGGAAGTAACTTTTGTTTGTCCGGCGTGTCACAGCAAAGAACATTTCAGAAGGGAATCCGCATGACAACTCAACTTATCTCTCCAGAAAGAGCTTCGCATTATTACATCTACGAATCCGACCGCTGGCACGCCTTTTACGAGTGCCCTCGCAAAGACGGCAACGGCGTCAAAGCCGTGACGATCCGAGAGGCGCGAGAACGTCGGGCCGTGCCGAGTGTCACGAATGTTTTGAACGTGCTCGCAAAGCCCGGCCTGGAAGCGTGGAAAGCAACTCAATACATCGAAGCCGCCTTGACCCTGCCCAAGCTGCCAAACGAGCCTCTGGACGCCTACGCAAAACGCGTGGTCGAGGATGCCGAGGCCAAGAGCGCAGGAGCACGGGATTTCGGTTCGCGCATCCACAAGGCGATTGAGAAGTTTTTGACGTTCCCCAGTATTGGTGTTGAGCCTGACATTGGGCCGTTCATGTTTCCAGTTATCGAATGGATCAAAGCCAATGTCGGCGAATTTTATGGCGCGGAAATCATCGTCGGGAGCCAGGAGCTTGGTTTTGCCGGTCGCCTCGATCTAGACTGCGAACTGACTGGACACTCAACGCCAGCGGGTCATGCGATAATTGATTTCAAGTCGCAGGGCGTCAAAATCGGAAAACCACCAACGTATTACAACGAGTGGGGCAAGCAGCTATCGGCCTACAAGCAAGCCCGACAGGACGAAACCGGAGAATTAATCCACTATTGCGTTTCGGTTGTGATTGATTCTGTTAAGCCCCAGGAGCCATTTACGCACGTTTGGCAGGACACCAAGCGCCACTGGCAGATGTTCCAGCATTGCCTCGCTCTTTGGATGGACGAACGCGATTACGACCCGCGAAAGGTGTGACCCCGAAATACCAGACCAACGGCGCGTTGCTTGTGGGGCGAGTTGTCAGGATCGACAACATCCTTACCGGCGAACAAATGGGTGTAATGCCCCAAAACCGAGAGTTGTTCCTTGCACTCGCCAAGGAATACCGGATTCGCAGGCATCAGGACGGCTGGTTTGTAGATGGCAGGGGGCACCGGAGCCAGATTTGGGAGTTTGGCGTGGCTAAACTCGGCCTGACCGTTACAGGCTCGCAATTTATCCGAAAATGCCGGTTTGAGCACGCTTGGCTGAAAGGCAAAAGCATTGGCGATCAGGAAGCGAATTTCTATTGCGACTGGACTCCTGAGAATCTGGCCAGTTTGACCCGCTTAACGGGCTTGCAACGTCGCCGTCCTTCAATTCCACCAGCAGCTAGAAGCCGAAAATCTGATACCCCTCCAAGCCTATGACCGATTGGCGAACGAATCTGCCTTCAGGCACCAGACCCGGTGACGAAGACCGCCGCGAGGCCGAGGACGACCGCGACTTCTGGGATGCGCTTTGGGACCATGCACACAGGTTCGCGGAGGAGAATGAGCGGGACGAACGGTTCAGGGAACGGTTAGAGCGAATAGAGAATTATGAACGAACAAGCATTGCAACGGATTGAGCCAGAGCAGGCGCAAGCGGAATTGCCCGTTATCGTTCCAGTAGAACCCAAGACTTCGCAACAGGCGCGAATTGACGAGGTGACAGAGGCGCTTCTGCCAGCCTACCAGAAGGCCAGCGAGCTACGGCTGACCGATGAGGAAAACGAGGCGCTACTGTGTCCATTCTTCGATGAATTGGTAGAGATTCGGCCCCACGATGGGTTGCTCTATATTCCTCATATCCATATCTCTGACAGGTTGATACGTGTGCTTGGAGCCGGTCAGTGGGCGATGGTTCGTCGCCGCGAATGGATCGAAGGCAACCGGATTTACGCCGAATATGTGATGAAGGTGCGCGGGTGCTTCGTTGGCGAGAGCGTCGGGGCAATGGATTATCATCCGTCCAATCCACGCATGAACTACTCTGATGCCCTGGAAGGCACACGCGGCGAGTGTATCAGGCGCATAGCTGCCAAGGACTTGGGTTGCGGTTCACAGGTCTGGAACCCTGAATACTGCCGCCAGTGGGTTGCAAAGTATGCCGAGAAGGTTAAAGGCGAATGGAAGCGAAAGGGTCAAGGAAATGGGCAAAACCGCCTGAGCGATAAGCCCGCGAATGTTCCACAAAATGTTCCACACTCGCAAAAGCCTGCCGTTCCAGAAGTTGCAACAGAGGAGCAGCGCCAACGCTGGATCGCGGAGCTAAAGTTGCGAGGCGACTGGGCCTTGGGCTATTGCTACGATAAAGGCTGGTTGCTGCCAGAGAGCGGTCCTGACGACGACCGCACGCCCGGCGAACCGCTTGAGATGCTCGAAGCGCGGCACGTCCCGACCACTCGCAAGCAGGCCGATGCGATCTTGGCCGAGCTAGACAGCCTTATCCCGGCAGACCAGCGCCCAAAGCCCGCAGGAGCTTCCAGACCACCATCCACCAGCGGGGGGAAGGCTTCCGGCGCGTCTCAGGGCAAGCCAGAGGCCAATACGCCCCCACAAGGCGATTCCGATGATTCTGTCCAATACGATGAAGACGGTTATCCGGTGGAAACCGCTTTCGGCTTGCTGGAAACCATATCGGAGAAGCAAGGCAGATCGGCTAAAGGTCCGTGGACGCGATTCGGTGTTAAAGTTTCCGACACTTGGTATTCGACATTCAGCAAGACCATCGGAGAACTTGCCAAAATGGACAAGGGTTCGATGGTTCGCGTCCAATTCCGCCGTGGCGACAAAGGCAACGACCTCGTAAGCATTGAACGCGCAGGCAACGCATGAGCGATGACAAGAGATCGAGAGCTAAAACTGCAAGCTATGAATCTCCCTGAACGGGAAGAACTGGCGGTTCGGAAAATCATGGAATTGCTCGATCAGGAATTGGGAGACGATGACGATAGCAAGCGCCGCGCACTGGCGACACTCAACCATTATATGCAGGCCGAGGGATTGACCAATGAGTGACCGTCGCTGGAGCGAATCCGACCTCAAGGCGTACATGACCCGTCGCCTCGCCTCCGAGCAGCGGGCGCGGGAGAGGATGGCGCCGATCACCGAAGCGCAGTTCCAAGAGAAGGTTGCCAATGAAATCAATCCTAATTTGGGTGCCGTGGTTGCCACCAAGACCGAACGCCACAAGGTTCCAGCACTGGACGGCGCAATCAAAGAACGCCGTCAACGCAAGGGCAGCGTGGAGCCTCGTTGTCGAGTGCTGCTTATCTCCTGCCGACACCGCGAGCTTGATGACGATTCAAACATCTATTCGCTCAAGCCACTCAGGGACGCCGTTGCCGCCAGCTTCGGACTTGACGACGCCGATGGCCGAATTCAATGGGAATACGGCCAGCAAACCACCAGGGGCGAGCAAGGCGTGATTGTGAGGATTGAGCAGCTATGAGCGCCACCCCCGACCAGACCCGCCTGGAACGCATCGAGGAACTCGGCAAGACGCTCCTGAAGGTCTCCGTGGCCCTGGAAGCCGAGGATTGGGCTGAGCTTGACCGGACGGCTTCTGGAGCGGCTAGGCAAGCCCGAATACTCCTGTTGCACGACCGGCTGGCGGCTAGGGAAGCAAAATGGAAGGCGGGCGAGGACTAAATCTAGGCTTGACAAATGAAGACTAAACGGATAGACAAAGTTCGTGCCTTCAACTGCTTACGAGAAGTATCTAAAATCTCAGCATTGGCTTCGACTTCGAGCGGCGGCTATCGACAGGGACAAGCGAAGATGCGTCAAATGCGGCTCTCCGAATCGCCTTCAAGTTCACCACAAGCGTTATCGAACTCGCTGGACAGATTCCAAGTTGGAAGATTTAGAAACTCGCTGCAAGAAATGTCATCGCAGAGTCCACCATATTTCATCTATTCACAAGCTCCGGTCAAAGCACGGATTAAATGTCGGCGTTCGTCCCCTGATGCCAAAACTTTCGTGGAAGCAGAAAAAGTCGTTGAAGCACCTGATGGGCTTTTTGGGATAGGAGACGAAGCCTTGCGCTATAGCGTGAGCGTATTCAACCGCGGGCGAGATCGAAAAGACAGGCCTTTACTGGCACTCAAACCATGATCCACTTGGCTTTAACGCTTGTCGCCGCCGTGGTGTTGATTTACTTCGCGATCCTTGCGCTCGTCGCCGTGGGTTGGGTCGTGCTTGGCCTCGCCAGCGCGGTAGTGGCCATCGTGACGGTGCCGTTCGAGATTGTGAGCGAGTTCAGAAGGAATTGGAGGAGGAGATGAAAATGAACGAACCACATCCGATTTCTTTGATGAACGACATCGAGCGCATCGAGATGGTTCTGGAATGGGACGCGCTTGTGGAAGAAATGTCGCTGACCCAGGTGCTCGGACAACAAGGATTCGAGTTCTCGCGCAAGATGTTTACAGAGGCGTATTCACGGGGATATGTGAAGGCTCGAAATGCGGCGCCACCTAAACCATGACCCCCGTCCACAAAGACATCCCCGACTACCGCCGCATGACCTACCCTGAGATGCGTGCGCTCGTTGCGTGGGCGAAAGCGCAGGGGTTGATCTCCGTGCGACCGAGCTTTGAGGATGTGAAGCAGGAGCAGCCGAAGCTCAAGAGAAGGATTGAGCGGGTATGAGCACTGAGCCTTTATTGCCATGCCCGTTTTGTGGAGGCAAAGCGACCATCGAAGAAACATCGTTGCTTGGAGACGTTCGCAAATCCGCTGGGTGCGGCACTGAGCATTGCCAAGGTTATCAGTCTACTCTGACATTTAGCACGCATCGGGAAGCTGCTGCTGCTTGGAACACTCGCGCTTTGCATAAATGCCGCATTTATACTGACCACAAGCAATCGCTATTGCAGGCACTTGAAACTATGACGGATGAGTGGATTGAGGGCGGGCAGTATTGCGAGGCTACGGTTATGGATTTGCGGGATGTATTGCGGATTGCTTTAACACCAAATGACCGCCACTGAACAACGAATAGTAATCGCCAAATGGCTTGGATGGCGTGAGCTTGGAGAACCCATTATTTCACACGACAACGGCGAGGTGATCCAATGGTGGAGCAAATACGGAGAAGAAGATACGACTCGCCTGCCAGATTTCCTGAACGACCTCAATGCCGTCCATGCTGCCGAGAAGGTGCTTCAGGACAAGTGCAAGTATTGGCCGGATTACATCGATGAATTGAGCAAGCTGTTCCGGTTCGAGTTTCCACGGCAGAGCGAAACCAACTGGTCGCAGATGTGCCACGCCACAGCCGCACAGCGATGCGAGGCGTTGCTGCGGTGTCTTTCGCTTTGGCAAGACAAAATCCCGCCACAGCCTGCGCTATGACGGGGTGTTGGGTTGACGGACGGTTTAGGCAGGAGGCGCGGGAGGCTCCTCCGTCGCCGCATCCAGAGACGCCAGCGCCTCTTTCACGCCAGCCATGCGGACGGCGAGCGAGTTCACAGCCGATTCGGACTTGTCCAGGAGCGCCTGATCTTCTGGCGTCACGGTTCCGGCGCTATCCTGTAGAGCCTTGATTGTCGCCTTGAGGCGGTCCACGTCGCCGGCCACGCCGTTGACACTGGTTACGATTGAATCCACACTGGCACCGATTGCGGTAAAGGCTTCATCGACCTTGGCCGCGTATGTTTCGATTGCGCTTGGCATTTATTTCTCTTTCGTTTGGTTATGTTTTCTCGTCCAGAGTCGCGAGGGCCGTTGCGATCTTGGCCAGCCGCGACTGTAGAGCATTGAGTCGTCCCAAAACATTGTCGGGTTTCCCTTTGAGTGCAGCAATCAACTCGATGTGCCGCTTGGCGTTCTCACGCTCGGTTGCCAGCAAAGCATCCTGAACGCCCTCAATGAGACGTTCAAGCCGACTGTCCTGCTGGTCATGGTCTTTTGCCATAGACCAAGATTACCGGAAATTCATCGAGGCTCAAAGGCTTAATCGCGGCTATGAATCGTTCTCACTTCAACGCTGGCACGATCCCGACCGGCTGGACTGCAAACACTTTGCCGCATCGCTCGCAATAGGTGTTCATCACGACGAAGCTGATGAGGATTGGTTTGGATTCAGCAGACAGCTTTAATTCCCCCTGCTCGACGCTCGGCCCGAAGCGTTTCTTGTGCAGACCGCACCGGCATTTAAGCTTCCCCACCATCAGTGCGTCAGATACCCAATCTCCTCGGCAGCCCTCACTACGTCGCCGCGAGCCGGGAACTGGTCGCTGCCCATGTTCGCTTCAAGCGCGAGCCGGTAAGCCAGATCGAACCGCGCCCTGGCCGCCTGCACCTGGGTTTGCCTGTTCATCGGCACCTTGCCTCTGGCGATGCGGTTGGTGTAAGCCGTTAGATTCGACCGGACGGATGCGGAAACGTCGGCCAGCGTCAACGTGGGGGAAACGGCAGGCTCACGGGAGCAACCGGCCAGAACGAGCAGCAGGAGCGCAGCCCTCACGCACCGGGCAGTTTTGGAAGCGCCTTGAGCCGTGCGGCGGCGTCCTCGTCGATATAGCTTTGAAGACTCTTGTCCTTGGCAATCTTAAGAGCAGCGATAGCATCTTCCACGCTGGCTCCGCGATTCTCAAGGAAGGCGATTACCGCGTCGATGCCGACCTTGGCGACAGCGCTTAAAATGGCAACAGTTAAGGGGTCCATATGCTTTAAGGTTTAGATGCTTTCGAGAGTTGTGCCTTGAGTTCAGCAGTCCGGTCTTTGGTCAGGATGAGCGCCACAACGTCAATGAATCGGTTTGCAGCCTCGCGTACGGCGATGAACGCGCCCTTGGTGTTGTCCTCGCGGCCTTCCTTGACCGCAACGTACGCATCGTGAAGAACAGCGGCGGTCTTGCGGTATTCAAGATGAGCCACCGCAACTTGCGATGCCACGTCAGGGGGCACCAGGCCACGATTGAACGCGCTGGCATATTCTTTCGTGGCTGAATCTACCACCTGTGTAACCGTGATTACCGTTTGGTTGAACGTCGCGCAGGACACCAGAAGCAACAGGAATCCGACGAGCGCGAGATTGGCGATATGGTTGTGTTGTCGTTTCATATTTCAGTTGCCAGCTTTAACCCGCTTTGGAGCGAAATGGAATCATGAACCGCGCACAGCGGCACGACCAGCATCACGAACTCGGTCGCATCCTGTTTTGCTATCGCAAACGCTTGGTTCCAAGTAGCCGAATCATGGGCTTTGGCGTCCCGTGCAGTTTGCGCGTCTTGCGAATAACGAAGATACGCCACCGAGACCTTCGCCACCAGATCAGGAGCCACAACGCCCGACTTGAACGCCATCGAATAGCATTTCAGTGCGCCATCTGTGACTTGGGTCAGAGTCGGAGTCCGGTTGACCGTCGCGCATCCGGCGAGCATCAAGGCGAGTGCGAATACGATTTTAGTCTGCATTGAATTTCTCTGATCGTTCTTTATGCCGCAACCGGGTCGCTTCGGCCCGGATTTCTCTGGAAACATCGAAAAACGCCTTGGCCAAGCTACCCGCGATCCCCACCGATTGCGAAATCTTTCGCTCGCGGCTCACGACCGTCTCGATGAACCTTTCAATCGCGGCGATTTCGTCCCTTGTGTAGCCCTGGCCGGCTACAGGCATCAGGGTTCGGTCGCGTTCTTCAGGCGCGTGCTGAAATCCGCAGCGTCTTGCGGCGGTAAAATCGGATACAGCAAAGAGAGATACCACTGCGCGGATTGCCTCTCCGCATTCAGCGCGAGATTGTATTGGTCAAGACTCGCCTGGGTGCCGCCAGCCTTGTACGCCATGAGCGCGGCCTGGGCAACTCCGCAGGATTGCCGGAACGTCAGAAGTGCCTGACCGATGCTGGCTGCGAGATCGGGAGAAACGGGTCTGTCGCGGTAGATTTTCGAGTAAGAGGCCTCGGCATCGTTCACGACGGAGGACAGCGTTACCGACCCCGTCCGTGGCGTCGAGCAGGACGCCAGGAGCAACAGCGCGATTGTCGGGATGGCTTTCACTGGCTGAGTTGTTTCACCCGCCGCTTGTGTTTCTCGCAAAGAGCGAGCTTGGACTGCGATGGCTTGTGGACATACACCGCAGGCGCTCCGCAGTAGCGCCCTCGTTCGATTGCCTCGCAGTGGCGTTTGTTTGAATTCGATTTGCTCATGGTAGCTTCAACATTTTCGCTATGATTGGTCCCAGGACTTGCAACGCGCCGATGATCCCCACGCCGATCCAGACGTGCCGTTCCATTGTCGATAGCCGGTCTTTCACGCTAACCACGTCCCGTCGCCATTCTTCGTGCAAACGTGCGCGGGTGCCTTTCTCGCTCTCAATATCAGCAACGATACGTCCGATCTTCAAGTCCGTCTTTTCCTCAATCTCTTTCAAGATGCGTTCAAGAACCGCAAGACGAATCTCGCCGGAATCGTTGTTTCCCATAAGCGTTTGTGGTTCATGTTGGATTGGTTGGGGTTGGACTGTCGGTCATGGACGCTAAGTCTCTGGCAAAAGCCGAAGCAGAGCAACAGTTTTCTTGACAATCGCCTGCGGAGATTCGATAGTCGCGATGTTCGGCGAGGAATTGAGTCCTCCCGCAAAAACGTATGAGCCTAAACTTTCGAGATAGAATGTCAGCCGGGCCTCGTGGCCTCGCCGAACACCTGTCCACGGCCATGCGCTCGCATGTGGGTCGGCCCATTCTCAATCTCACCCGTCTTGGCTAAGACCAAGGCGGGGCTATTTATCGCTGAACCTCTGACGGGCCTTGCTGGTAGTTCGGCGGCAAGTGCTCGTGATAGGGCACGCGAGGACATCCCAACTCACCGGCCATCGCTGAAGGAAAACGTCAGTCCTTTGAAGCACTCAGAGGATTGTGGTTTTCCTTTTGGCTCTCACGTTTGAGGGTGGAGCGCCTCAGTGTTGCCCGAATACCCCACTGCCGCGCCTCGTCAGACAACGACGGAACTACCCGACTATCTTTGGGGGAGGTTTCTGGCTTTCTGCTCTGTCTTTTCCTTTTGGCTTTCCCCTTCAGAGTCTTTGAAGTGTGCTGGCAACTCAAGTGTCGTTCATGGCTTTGACTTTAGCAGCATAGCGGCTATGGCGAGACCGAACCCAATGACGGCTATCAGGGTGGAGATGATCTGCCCGGCTGACCATTGGACGGTGGCTCGGTGCTCCTGCTGCTGAACGTGGCGACCTCCGGTTTCCGCGCCGACTTGCTGCAAACGTGCGATGTCAGCCTTTAACGATTCCAGCTTAGTGTCGAATCGCTTTTCGTATTCCTCTAAGCGTTCGCGGTCAACAAAGCGTGCCGCCTGCGCCTCCATCTTGCGGGTAAGGTCATTGTGCTGGGCGTTATAGGCACGCTGGCCTTCCTCGGTCTTGGTGACGGATTCTTTGTTGGCAGCGAATGCGGCAGCGGTCTGACTTTGGACAGCACTGAGAGCTTTATCGGTGGCCGAATCGAGCGCCTTGAACTTGTCCTCGTAACGCCGGTCGCGTTCGTCCATGAGGTGTTCAAGCGAGGTAATCCAACGCTCGAAGTACGCTTGTTTCCCCGCTTGGCAGTCGGCATCCGGTCGGCTGCTGGTCCCTGGGTCTCCCATGCGTCAGTTGGTTTTGGCAGGTGCCGGGATGATCTTGTCCTTCAACTCGCGGATCGTCACGTTGCCCAATGCAAGCACGACGATCTTGAACACATCCATCGGCGAGCCAACACCTGCGCCAACCGTCACGGTGGCAAGTGCTCCAGCGACAATCGCAAGGCCAGTGGCAAGGAACGGGAGCATGGCGCGAGGAATCTCCGGCCCCCACTTCTTCAACCCCGCCGTGATGAGCGTGCCGATTACCAGCGTTCCGATGTCGATGTAGAACTGCGGACTGCCGAATGCGCCGATGTTGATGCTGGACGGCGGAATCGGCGGAACAGTGTTGGTCTGCGCCAGAGCCTCGTAAGCCAGCTTGAGCGTCACGAACAGGATCGTCGCAGCCGCCAGCCAGAGCGGTGCCTTTGGGGGTTGGTATCTCATGCCTATAATTTGCTGCGGAGGAAGGCAGGCGTCAACGAATGGTTTAGAGGGAAATCACGAACCTGCGACACCTTGAGCACCAACGACGACCATCTGGTTGCTCAACGATTTTGTGCGAAAGCACCCAGCAAAGGGCAGCGCGAAGATAATCCAGCAGGTTCATCGCGAGACATACGTCGCTGTTTCCGACCACCCAGATTCCCCGCCTGAATTGATGCTCTTGGCGCGATAGACATACGTCCTGCGCCTGTTGACCGACGTACTCGTGTGCTGCGTGCCGGCAGGGACGGTTTCCAGCGCGGCAAACACCGATCCGTTCACGCTGCTCTCCAGCTTCGTTGCAGCGGCCAAGTCGGATTGCCAAGAGATGTCAATTCTTGAAGCACTTACGGCTGTTGCGCGAAGGTTTTGCGGTGATGAAGGCACTGGCACAGGCGGCGGCTGGTTCGTTCCTCCCACTCTCTGGACTGTGATGCGGTCAAGCTGCACGCCCGGCTCGCGCCCGCGAATGTACAGCGTGTGCAGGCCGGTCGTCAGCGACCAGAGCTTCGGCGAGAACTCGGGCGCGTTGAAGGCTCCACTTCCCCGCCATGCCGCCACGCGATTCTGGAATCCGGTCGTCACTGGCACGTCCCAAATCGCCATCGGATCAGTCGGTTGCGCGTCCATGCTGATGTAGATTGAATTTGCCCCTTCGCTTGGCGCGTTCAGAAACACGGTCACGGAGTAATCCCCTGCGTTTGTGATCGAGAACTGATACGACGCACGCCCGCCGTCGTTCAGTCCGCTCATGGCGTCCTGCTGGATGAATGTGCCGCCCCCGGCGATGTAGAACGGCGCTGAGATGGTGCCACCCTCGGCTTCAACGGTGAGATTCGTTTGCGGAGGCGTTGGCGGGACCACGACCGGGATGTTCGTGTGGATATTGCTCGGCGCTGATTCGCCTGCGGAGTTCCACGCGGTTATGTAGTAGCGGGTAGCGGCGTTAGTGGCGACTGGCAGCAGAACCGATGTTACGAACACGTCCTGCACGAAACTGAACGACGCCGTTCCGATGGCCTGATAGACTGCATATTTCGTCACATTCTCCGCTGGCGGGTTTGGGTTCCAAGACAGTTGTATCGTCGCTCCGTTGAGTGTTGACCGCACGCAAAGGAGCGAAAGAACCAAAATCCAGAGCCACGCTGAGCGACAGGCGAGCCGTGAGGCCGTAAGCCTTGCGCTTGTCCCCCGGCAACCGGAAGAATTGAACGGAACTGCCATCCACCACGGCGAGCAACGGTCTAGGGTGTTTTTCATTGTAGGGCGTGAAGATAAACGGGTTCACTTCGGAACCAGACTCCATATCCAACCGACAATGGCAATCAGAATCCAGATGCCGACCACAGCGCCGAGGACGATCTTCATGCCTTGCGCGGGGAGTTTGGATTCTTCCTCTCGTCGTTCTTGGCTCATGGGCTTCATCGTCCGCAGGGTTTCCAGATCGGCTGCGCTCAGTTCGACAAGATGTTTCACCGTCAAAAACTCACCCATGACGTGCCGTTGAAATACTTCATTGTGTGTTCGTCGATGTCGTAAAGCATGGTGCTTTCTTCGGGATCAACAATCGCCGCGATTTGTGCCGTTGTCAGCTTGGGAAACACCACGCCGCTGTCGTTGTTAGATGATTCGATCCTCAATGCGGCTTTCTTTTGGCCTCTCACAAGGACTTCTCCGAACACGTCCACTAGGCCGCCTGCATCTCCGGCATTGATCGTGATACCTCCACCAGAGCCACCATTGACACCTTGACCGGATATGAGGCGCACATCCCCGCCGGGTTGTTCATCTCCACCGCCACCATCACCGCCACGTATTACAACCTTGGAGCCTTCTCCGTCCGTTGAATTGCCTCCGGCAATCTCAATAGAACACCCCTCGTCACTTGATGCGCCCTTGATAATCTGCTGTCTTTTTGTGCTGCCTTCCCCGCCATTTAAGCCGAGTTGGATTACGTCAACGTATTGCGTGTTCGCATCGGTTAAATACGGCCCCCGGCCAGAGCTAAGTGTGAGATATTCTTGGAGAGCCAATGGCACCCCGACTTCCACCTGCGAACCGTCGTCGGTGATGCTGGAATCACCGATTTGATCCTCAGCCGTGAATTTTGCTACTTTGTTTTGAGTTCCGCTGCCGGTTATATTTGCCATAAGACTAGCCTGTTGTTGAAGTTTTCTGGACGGTTTTTTCAAGGGAGAGTTCTAGCAAGCCACACGGCGAATGCAACCACGAGAATTACAAGGCTCGCCCGAGATTAAGCTGATGCCGCTGGACGGCTTTGTAATAGTTTAGCGCGTCAGTGGCGGTGAGAGCATATCCGACCGTCCAGAAGCTCAGCGTGCGCACGGTATGATTGACCGCCGCCCCGTCTGCATTGAGAGCATGAACGAAGATGGTTTCGGGCGCATTATGGACGCCACTCAGATTGTTGGTCTGCGATGAGAGCAGCGCCCCATTCTTGTAAACCGCCGCGAAGTTGGTCGCCGTCCGTGTGGCGATGTAAAGGCCGGTGCCGTTGGTATCCGTCACGCTCCACTGGAGCGACACGGTGTCATTAACCTGCCCGTAGGTAGTTCCTGCCCCGTGTGAGATTAGCATGTAGGCCGATGAATCTGAACCCGCGTCGGTGGCCCCGATGCAATGTTGCGAAAGATTTGTCGCTGTTCGGCAGTAGACGCCAAGATGGGCTGGAGTCCCAATCTGGCTCATCGTCACGGTGCCTCCCGCTGCTGTGGCAAGCTGCATGTACTTGGTCGTCCCATTGCCCGTAACGCCCGTCGCCTCCGTGTAATCTGCCGCCAGGAACGCATTCGTCGTTATCTGCCCGTTCATGTTCGGCAGATCGTGGATCATCGCCATCCGCACGGCTTGGAAGTTCGTCCCGGTGTAGATGCCCATGCTGGCGATCTTTGGGCGCAGACCCCACTGCTTGAGGTGTTGCATCAAGACCACGGCAGAAACGTAGCTGGTCGCCATTACGTCGCTGGAGTTGGTTCGGACTTGGGCACGCCAGTTGCGACTTTCGTAATTATAATTATCAAAGAACGCGGCGTTCCCAGTCGAGGCGATCAGGAGCAGCAAGAACAGAAATCTCATGGCGTTCGCTTTGATGGAGTCGAAACAGATGCGTGAACCAAACCATTGGTGAACACGTCAGAAACTAGCTGAAAGACACTCACCGCAGAATTATTTGTATCGATTATAGGCATCACGCCTTCGGAGAAGCAGTAGAGATTCGTGAACGTAAGCACGCATGTGCCAGTTGAAGGCTGTTGAACCATTAACCAGCATTGGCTCACAGATGTATTTGCAACTCCAGTTGGAGCGCCGATGTACGCATTACCTGTCATCACGAGCTTAAAAACCCCACCGCGCTGCACCAGCGAGAAGTCCATCGCGGAGACGTTGGTGGTTGTTTGGGTCAGCGTTACGATGTTCGTGCCCGTGGTCTCGCTCGTCGCCGTCGCCGATATGGTCAAGTTCGTCTGCCCGGTGCCGATGTTGTTCGTCGTAAAGGTGATTCCGGTCCCCGGCACCAGCGGATAGACATACTGCCCGCTGACCGTGAGCGTCTGCGTGATGACCAGCGTGTTGCCCTTGCCGCTGATGAAGAAATTGTTCGTCGAGTAGAAGTTGTTGATGGGGTTTGATGCGCTGCCGATGTCGGTGCTCCAGCCCAACCCGCCAGCGCCGTCGTTGGTAAGCACCCCGGCAGCGTTGGCGATGGTGCTCAGATTCCCAGAGACATCGTTGTAAATCAGTCTTTCGGTTGCCAGATCGCTGATGCTGACTGGTGAGCCGTCAATGAGCGTGTTGATGCTTGAGTCACCGAATTTAATTCCTGTAGCCCCGCTGCGAATAATGTTCCTGTTATTAGAACCAGTCCAGCCAGTCATCGTGAAACCATTGTGAACCCGAATATGTCCTGATGTCGCGGGAGGCGTGGCTGCGGTGTCTCGGAAATCCAGATGGACGCTGGAGTTATTAACGTCAAACAACAGCCGGTTTTGCGCGAAGTTGGTGTTGCCATTTAGGTACAGCGCGGAGCCGCTGTCGCCCACCCACACCTCATCTGCGGCATTGTTCGCCAACATGCGAATTATGTTATCCCCAGCTTGGTTCGAGCTGTACAGCGAGATGTTGAACGGGAAGTGCAACTCGGGGTTAATGCTGACATCCTCAAGAATTATCGAAGACCCCAGCGAGTTCGTCCCCGTCCACTTGGCCAGGTAGTTGTTTGTGCCCACGCCTGAGTTCGTGATGCCGCCTCCACCGCCAATCGGGTTGCCGTTGTAAAGCAGTTGCGTGCCGCTGTCGCTGATTTGGTTGGTTTGGCCAGATAGCAAAATCCAGTTTTCAAAATGTCCGATGTTATTGGACATGTAAAACCCTGATGAGAAATGAATCGTTTGATCCGCTGCCACATTGTTGCTCGTCACCATAAGCGGGTACAAAGTGCCGCTTGTTGTGGTCATCAACTTCGGAGCTTTTGCCGGGGCATTTGTTGTAAAACTGTTGCGAAGGATGGGTTGACCAAACGCACCAATCGGAAACAACAACGCCAGCAGAAGAAGTAGTTTTTTCATGCGATCATTGCCTGCCAAGCCGCGCCGTCCCAAAACCAGAGATTGCCGTTGTCCGTGCGATAGTACAAACCGCATGAACCACTTGGGGCTGCTGCTGGATCAGCAGCACCGCATTCAACGCCGCTTCCGCCAGTTCCACCACCGCTGATATTGCTCACAGCGGCGAGAATGGCATATGGCAAAAATCCAGCAGGGATGCACTGTGAGAGACATCGCGCTTCATCAATAATTTCGTTTGTATCGGTCGGCACTGGGTCCCCATTGGCTACGTCCGTTAAAGCCGCGAGTACTGCGTACCAAATCATCCCCGGAGGAATGCATTGGAAACTGCATTTCGCGGCTTCAAGGAACTGGGTTGGATCAATGGCTGTTGCCATAGTTCAGTCGTAAAGTTCGTTGTCGGTTTCAGATTCCGGTTCTTCCTTCTTGTCCTTGCCGGTGCAAACCATCTGCACCTCATCATCGAGAATTCGCTCGACTTTAACCTTGTGCGTCGAACCCACCTCAAGGCCCGAGGGGAAGCTGGCCTTCGGCGCGAGAAACGATTCGTAACGGGAATCCTCTTTCTTGTCTGGGGACTCGTCGTCGTCGCGAAATGCGGCTTCCTGATCTAAGTCCGAATCGTAAAAATCTTCTTGAGCGGCCATAGGTTTATTGGATAATCGCAGTGAGCGTCGGTTGCTGCCGAACGCCCACCGCTGAACAGAACGAAAGAACCTCGTTATGCCTACTCGAAAATCCATCATAGGTCAGACGTTTGAAAGACTTTTCGTGCGGAACGATCAAGCGTTCGTGAAACTGCCTTCTGGAAAAATCAAACGCATGTGTGATTGCGTTTGTAAATGCGGCAAACCAACTCTTGTGAGTTGGGGAGAGATTACCAGCGGGAATACCAAATCGTGCGGTTGCCTTAATGCAGAGCAAGTCAAAGTTATCCATAAAACGCACGGGCACACCTCGAATGGATTTACGTCCAAGACTTATTCCAGTTGGGCAAGGATGCACGATAGATGCAAGAACCCGAACAATAAAGATTGGAAGGATTACGGTGGTCGAGGAATTACCGTCTGTGAACGATGGTCTTCGTTTGAGAACTTTTTGACCGACAAAGGTGAACGCCCAAAAGGAAAAACGCTTGGCAGGATTAAAAACAATCTGAATTATACGCCAGAAAACACGCGATGGGAAACTGCTTTGCAGCAAGCTAGAAATTCTAGGCACAATCACGTCTTCACAATCAAAGGCATCACGGCTTGCATGACGGAACTTTGTGAACGCTTCGGAGTTCCTTACGGCAGAGTTCAAGGACGCATCCAACGAGGATGGGAACCGGAAATAGCCTTTTTTGCTCCGCGTGGTCATCGGGTTTGATTCAAATTCTGTCGTCTCATCGCCTTAACTTCTTCTTTTGATCCACATACTTTCAGGTTAGAGCGGACGCAGTTTCTTTCGTCCGAATCTAGAAATGCCACGAACCTGTCGCTTCTATTACAATTGCAAGCGGCTCTGTGGAGCCATTCCACAAGCACCTCTCCGCTCCCTGTCTGGATTTTCCTAAAGAGAAATCCTCGCCTAGTCCCGCTCCACCGCCACCTCGACAGCCGGTCGAACTGGCTCTTGCTCACGATGGCGTAACACGGCGGGCCGTCCACGCTCTCTATCCGCATCAGCTTCGGCGGTTGCCGCCCCTTGACCACCTTCACAGGCTCCGCCACGCTCACCTCGAGCCCTTCCGTCGTCTTCTGGATCGCTGGCAACACTTCCGCCTTCGGCTCCGCTGGCGGTTCCGCGAGCACTTCCACGTCGCGCATCGGCTCAGGCGTCTCGATGCCGCCCTGCACCTGCACCCGGGTCGCTGGGGGGTTGCGCCGCAGATCAACGAAGCCTTCGGGTCCGATGACGAGTTTGGACATATCAAATCGCGTTCAGCTTGGCTTGGTCGCCACGGATACGCAAGACTCCTTCGTTATACGCTTTGGCGGCTTCGAGTTCGGTTGGATAAACCCCAAAGTAAATGCTTTTGCCGTCCACTTCGGTTGATGCTTCCCAACTGTTTCCTCGATTCGTAACGCCACGGAATTTTGATGACTTCTCTCGAAATACAGTTGGCGTGATTCCTCCCGGAAGTTCATTGAGGCAAGCATTCGCTCCAAACCGCTCATTGGCCATGCGATTGTAGTCGAGTGCAGCTTGCAATTCTGTCGCGTGGTAAGTGGTCTTTTCGTAACTGCGGTCACGGATTCGCGCACGCCAGAGCTTTGTGGACGGATGGAATGATACGCCCTTGAACTTCGAGGACAGAACCTTGCACTTGATCTTTGGGCGATTGGTTGAGTTCCGAGATTTATCGACGGTGCGGAGATTGCACTTCCGGTTGTCGAGTTTGTTACCATTGATGTGATCTGTGAACAGTCCTTCCGGCGTTTGATTGACGACACGGTGCATCCATATCGTCCAGTGGTTGTTTGAATCGTCTTGCGGGCCGCTCCAACCTTGACGATAAGCGTACCCCTTTGAGCTTCTGGACCAGCTAAATTGGGCCAGTTCTTCATGGTTTTCGGGGTCAACGATGGCTCGACCGCCGTTTGATAATTGAATGAATGATTTAGTTTGCATGAGCGGAATGGTAATATACCATCCCACTCAATGCAACTAAAAACTCATCAAGTGTCTTCTGGAGCAACTAATTCCCCGTCGTCACATATCGTGTTGCACGAATTGTAAGATTGGCTGGGGTAGCCGGGCGACGGATTGCAGGTGTCAATTTCTGGCACGCACGACGGCTCACGTTTCACAAAAAACGTAACCGCGAACTCGGGATGCTCCGGTCTCACCGCCTGCTTGAAGTCTGCAATAAACTGCCCTTTATTGCGCCTCTTGTTCTCGATGACACAGCCATCTTGCCCGGTCCCCAAGTTATCCATGACGAACTGCCACCGTCCCGCCCAATTGCGACTGGAAAATGGCATCTCAGGATTGATTGGCTTCGAGTCAAACATCAAAGCCGTGATCGCTCTCTTATGCGTAATAAAGACGAACGCGAACTGCGCGGTCTCGTAGAGCGGGTTGTTGGCGGAACCAAGTCCGGGATCGCCGCAGTCACCGGGACCGCTGGTGACTTCGTTGACGTAGGGGAGCACCACTTGGTAGCGGTAACGGTTCGCGCCGACGCCAGCGCCACGGTCGAGGACGAAATTAAACCTCAACTCAAACGGATCAACGCGCACGAGGAAGTTGCCTAGCTGCCCGGAGAAGCCGTACTTCCAATACTTGTCCGCTGCGCTGAAATCGGTGAAGCGCCAGTTACAGCAGAGTTGCGGAACGTTTGCACCGCCGCCCCAGCCGGTCGCGCCGCCGAGGTGTTCGAGTTCCCACACCGTCTCCATCGACGTGACAAGCTCGATGAACGGCGCGGTCTCGTGAAACGGGTTCTTGCCAGCGTACCCAATCCGCATGAGCGGACCGAATTGCCGCTGCAACATCTGCGGCACCAGCTTGAACGTGTTATCCGGCGCTGCCGATGTGTCGAAAAAGATTTCCTCGTCACCGACAGCGACGAACTCGCCCGTAAACGGCGTCATGGTCGCATTCGCCTGAATCTTCGTGTCGCTGTGCAGGAACGTCCGCTTCCGCAGGAACGTCGATTGAATCGCGCTCGTCGCCGGGCGCAGGATGTCGCTGATGATCTGCGCGAATTGTTCCTCCGCATGGCTGACGTGCATCAACTGGTCGAAGCACAACAGCGGCGTTGCCCACGATTGTTCCTCAAGGAAATACGTGATCCGGCTCGAACCCCAACCGATGCAATGCTCGTCCTTATCGCACGGCGTTCCGATACAGCCGGCGTAGCTCGTGCGCGTCCAAGCCTTCGTCGTGTTCGGCCACACATGTTTGAACCGATCCAGGATATGCTCGACGCCCGTGGCGCTCGGGAACGTGCCCGTCGCTACGTTGCCGATCCAGGTGTTATCAGTTGGCCTGATATCGAACACAATCATCTCGTCATAGAACGGACATTGGTTGACCAAGAATTGCGGAAAGCTAACACATTGTAAGTCCAAAATATTCGGCGTCCCCGTAGGGAAGCAGTTAACTACGTTAAGGTTATCCAAGGCACAGGAGGGCGCGAACACGCGACACTGCACTTGGGAATTTGGAAGCCAGCAACTTTCCGAATGGGGCCTTACGACTCGCCCCGCTGGATTTCGCCGCACAAGGCTGTGCGACTCAACGAAGAACTGCTACGCCTTAGATGAGGAACTGTCAACCGCGATTATTTTGGAGCGACTATTTTGGAACGATAATCTTGCGGAACAATCGGACTCCAAAGTTTCTTCTCTGCTTCGAGATGATGCTTCCAGCAAAGCCAAATAATATCCGTGGTATGCGGCTTCTCGTAGCCAAGATAATGATGCGCTGTAACGATCTCGCTGCCACAAATCAAACATGGCAGTTTTCTAATCTTGCCGCGCTTCAAATGAAGGTTAACCAAATGGCGGGCAAGATACTTTATGCGACGACCCGGTGTGCCGTTATTCCAATCTGGATTTCTAGCCCACCATTCTCTAGATGCTTCGTTTTTACATTCCTGACACCAAGCATGTCCTTTAGAATGTGGCCGCTGATGGCACTTGCCGCACATTTCCGGGAACGGCGAAACACGCTTGTACTTCTTGCTTCGATCTTCTGGATGCTCTCGGCGGTACGCCTTTTTGCAGTCGGAGCAATAACTGTGGTATGCAGGGCGAGGGTTAACGCGGCAACGTGTACACAAGAGGGTTTCCATGCGCCTCCTTTCACTCAGCCAGAGCGGTTGACTTGGGTTCGCTGGCGACCGCGATGATGGCAACACGATCCTTACACTTGCCGCAGATAATGTGCAGGTGTCCGTTGTAATAATGCACCAAAACCCCGTGCTTGGCGTGACCGTGGGCTTTTGGCGTCATTTCGAGATGCATGTCTGGATTATTGCCGCACTGAGCACGGAGCATTGCGTCGAGGTGTTCCCGATAGGTGACTTTCATAGAAGAAAAACTCCCTCCCACTCGCCGGTTAGGTCCGACTGTGAGGCAATCGGCAGCGAGCAGGAGAGAAAAGGTTTGGTTGAGATGCCCTAACAGCATGTCCGCATCCTACCGAACCGCGCTCAAAAGTCGAGACAAATCAGAAGTAATTCGGCGCAGGCACAGCCTCGGCGTGCATCCGTTGACGCGCCCGCTCCATCGGCGTGCTGGCCTGCTGCGGTTTTCCAGTCGCCCCGCCAGCGGAACCGCCCGTGGGTTCGCTATTCTCGTAAGCCTTGAGCTTTTCGTCGCGTTCCTTGATCTGCGCTCGGAGCCGTTTCACTTCGAGGACAAGCGGCGAATAGGCGATGCTCCGGTTCTTCATCGCAGCATGTTTCCTGACGATGTTGGCGCGTTCCTCCGGCGTAAGATTCGGGTCCATCGCATTCTTCGAGAACGCTTCTTCGGCAAATGCCTGAGCCTTGGTGAGCTTGCCGTTCCATTCTTCATCGCCTTCTTTTGCCTTCAAATACTCCAGCTTCTCGCCGTCTTCCTTGTTAAACTTCTCCCAGAGCGTCGATACTTCCTTGACGACGCTCTGCATCTTGGCCGCGTATTGCTCCTGCCGGTCGTTGCCAGCCTTGCGAGCTTGCTCAAGAGCCTTGTGCTGTGCGTCAGCGAGTTCGCGCACCTTCTGTCTGTGCATCATCACGTCGCTAGCAGAATCGCCGAACATCTGATTGGCGAGCTTGCGTGCTTCGCCTAGCGGAAGTTTGGCCAGAGAAAGCAAATCGTCTGAGGTGGCCCGTCTGGAGGCCGAGCCATCTTCTGCGAGGACTTCCAACTCCCCCAAGTCTGAAATCGCCTTGGTCCAGGCTTCCTCGTACGGCTTTTGGTATTTCTCGGCGTATTCCTGACTTTTGGCATAGTTATGATACTTGATTTCTTCCTCAAGTTCCTTGTTCCGTTTGTCGATGGCTTCAAGGCGCGTGATGTCGGGCACCTTCGAGAGCCGTTCCTTGAGTTCGACATTCTCTTTCTCAGTCGCGGTGAGACGGCCCTTGAACTGATCCAGCAGCTTCCACGGCGACACCTTCTTGGGGTCGATTGGCTTGCCCTTCTCGTCCACCAGCTTTTCCGGTGGCTTTGCGTCCTCGGGCTTCGTCGCGTCCTCTGGCTTGGTCTCTGGCGGCTTCGCTGACTCATCGCCTTCAAGCTCCAATTCATCCGTAGCTTCTGTTGTCTCCGGTGGCTTTGTCTCTGACGGCTTCGGCGGTTCCTGTCCCTTCGGCATCGGCTTCACCGTCCGCATCGGATCGGGGTCGCTCGGGTCTGCCATGACCGATTCGGTAGCCATGCGCTGCCGCATCCGAGACATCGGGGTTTCGGGAGGCGCTGGCGCGGCTGGAGCAGGCGCTGGTGCGGGCTTTGGCGCTGCGGGAGGTGGTGCGGTCGGTGGAGGTGCTGGAGGCGCGGCTGGCATAGGCTATGTTTCTAAATCTAGCAGTTGAGCGGCAATCTTCGGGAAATTATTAACAACGTCCTCAAACTTTGTGAACGGCTCACTGATCCAAGATCGTTCTGTAAAGATAAACTGAACTGATCCCTTTGGAACGTCTTCGCCTTTACATTCCCGAATCACTTTGGAATCAACTCTAATCGAATCGGCATCTTGTTTAACGCAAAACACCGCTGAATTGGACAGCGGTCGAACTTCAAGGTTTGTAGCGTTCATTTGAGATCGTGATTCAATGTGTGGCTAATTCGTTTCGGCAACGGCCCTGGCTTCTCGGGCAAAGCCTTCAGGATGTCCAAAAACCGCTGAGCGCCTTTGATCGCTTCGATGGTAGCAGCTTCGTCCATGAGCGACAAGAGCGCCAGTTCAGTCGCTCGCTGGAACGCCTCGCTATCGACTTGATCGAGGAATTGCTTCTGCAACCGTTCGTCGGATAGGAACCGGGTCTTCGGGCTGGAGTTCATGGATTCAAGGCGGCTCTGGCCTTTTCGACTTGAGCCATCGCTAAAAGAGTAAGTTCGGAAATTGCGCCCAACCAAATTTCGGCGTCCCATTCAGACGCCTTCTTGTCGTATGTCCACGTTGATTTGGTTCCCTGCGAAGGAATGCACTGAATCGTCAAAACGTCATCTTTTGCAGTGAACTCAAAGGTCACGCTGAACGGGAAACAGCAAGGATTTCCAGCTTCTCGAATCGCCGTTCTCCAATCAACGTCTTCGAGGCGGTATATTACCTTTCCCAGCGGGAGCGTTGCTTCTAATGTTTCTGACATAGAGCAAGTAATTCTTCGTCTGTCCGTATGATTGTTGGAAACACCCCCGCCTTAACGGGACTCAACCACAATGGCGAGGAATCTATAATAAATTGCCATTGTCCGCGATAAAGACGTGGGTCGAATGGAATCGGATAGTGAATTGGACCCCATTTAACCGTGGGAGTCGCCTTCCAGATGCGTTGGTACGTGGTTGCTGGCGGCAGGATCGTGAATCCAGCCGTAGCCGCTGCGAGCGTCTTGAAGAATCCGCGTCGGTTCATGTTGTCTGCCACGTAATTGGCGCTGGCATCGGGACTACCTGAAATTCACCGCACCAATCATCTTCTCGAACTGTTGCCCAACCGTAGAAAGGAGGATGCTTGCGGCATATTCCCATAGTCACAGTTCTTGTCTCATTCTCTTTCATCGTCGCCATAGTTTTGGTTGGTTCTACCATCACGTCCAAATGGAGGTCAAACCATCGACAATTTCTGCACGCTCTATCTGTCACTTTCCATTCTCCCTCAGCGCCCTGATGCGCTCTCGTTGAGCCAGCTTAGCAGCGACTTCGATCCGGTTCATGTCTTTCACCGCTTTTTCCAGTTCCGTCAGCGCATTCGTGAGCATGTAGAGCAGGAGTTTCTGGCCGTCTTCAGAGAGATGCGTGCAATCGTACATGATCCGCATGATCGAATGCACGCCGTCCTGTGCGGGAATTGCGGCAATCGCAGCGGAGTTCGGCGGTAACGGAGGCAGCGGCGGCAACGGTTCAACATCTGGCAATACGTCGATCATTCCACGGTCTCCTTCGGTTCTGCGGCGGCTTTGGCGCGGTCGCGGCGAATCTCTGCGGCGGTGCGTATATCCGTTGCCGTGTCCTCGACCTGTTGCGATTCCAACTCACGCCGCATCTCCAGCGCGTGCTCTTGATCTTTGCGCTGTTGCTCAAGCTCGAAAGCGGCCTGCCTTTGAGCCGTGCGCTGGCTGTGAGCCGTAGCGGTGTTTTTGGCCTTAACTTGGGCAGTGAGAATTGTTGCGGCGATTTTTGCCTTGTCCTCCGGTGTAATTCCACCATCACCATTCTGCGATTCCATTTTTTCCTGCAATCTTTGAGCAAATCCTTTCAGAATATTCGTCAGCTTTCCAAGGGCGTCGGAGTATTGCTTTGCCCTTTCTCGCTGAACTTTATCCATCTCTAATTCAGCAATCAATTTGCCGACATGATTGACAACATTTTGCATTCCATACAACTCTCCGACCGTCGCCATTCCTCCAGTCTGATTTATTCTGGCAACCACCAAACCCAGTTCTCCGATTAGCGTTTCGACTATTTCGATGCGGTTTGAATCTCGTCGGAATTGAACTTCTCCACCGCTCATCAGACTGCCGAAGCTAATCATTGCGTCATGGGCCGCGTCACTCACATGTTTTGTTTCAGGAACCAAAGCGCGAGCTTTCGCACTGTCATCCGTGATCGCCAGCACCGAATCATGGAGAATCTGCTGCTGCGCTTCTGCGCCGAATGCCCCGCGCCATTCCATGAGTTGCTGCGCTATTGCCATCTCCAGCGTCTTGTTGCCGCTGCCCATGACGCGCTCCGGCTCCAAGTCCCATGCCTCGGGCACCAGCATGTTCTCAGGGATGCCGCGTTTCAGGCAACGGACTCGAAACTCGCGCACGTCAGGGTCGCGGGAGTTCTTCATCATGAACCTGCGGAATATCTCGGTATATTCACCGAGCTTGTAGCGATACGATTGCTGTAACGCCGCGCTAACGAGCGTCATCATCGCATTAACTTCGGCCTGCACCTGGAATTTAGTTTTCTCGGTTCGGTCTCTGCTAAAGTTCTGATTCTGGACGTAGCTGCTGCTGTTGTCGTCGATGATGCGTTGATACTGAGCCATGCCCATCTCGATCAACGGCGCATTGGGCTGCCAGCGTTCCTGCGGCGGAATGAATTGTACACTCGGATCAATTATGCCGCGATTGACCAAGTTGATCTTCAGAGCGCGTTCGGTGTCATCACGCGAGTTCACGCGGAAGTATTGCATTAGCTGCTCAAAGACCGCTTCAGCGAACGAACAACGCAACCGATTCTGAAGATGGCACGCATCATAAAGCAAATGCCCTAACGACCGAACCGTATGATATTTGAACGGAGCCATCGGGGTCAGGTCAGCAAACTCAAAATGAATCAGTTCGGACAGCTTTGAGGCATATACCCGGTCGCCGGAATTGTAGAGAAACTGGTCTCTGCCGCCGATGATGTTCTTATCCGGCATGTTATTTCTGTCCGCAGAACCAAGACCTTGATAAGTGCTGTAGCCGCCCCAAGCATCGAAGATCAGACGACGCTTCCAGCCCTGCTCCTTGCTCTCGCAATCGTAGAAGAAGAAGTCGATTACAGAAATCGGCTGCACCATGTCGGAGGCGTAAAGACCGGAATTCTCAATGATGCGCTGAGTCATCTTCTCCGGTGCCCAATACGTGTCATTCCACGTACTGCCCATGAGCCGTTGCGTTTCTTTCTCGCTCCATCGAATCGCCTGCATGACAACATCCATATTCCAGGCTTTGTCCACCTTGGGGCCATGCGTCAGGCGATACAGTTCTTCGGCTGTGTAGTTGCGGCATATTCCAAAGAACGGAAGACCTTTGAATGTCAGAAACGTGTTGCTCGGAATCAGAACATCGACAATTGCAGTCGGGTCAGGGCACCACATCTGTTTCGTATTCCAGACGCCGATTCCGGTTCCGTGAAGAATATCCTGGGCAATCTCCGACCGGCTAAGCTCGTAATATTCCATCGACTTCTTGATAATCCGATTAACCTCCGTGGTGACAGTCACTCCGCGATCAAGACGCTTGTGCTGCGGTCCCATGTCTGTGCGGGCGGTGAAGCAGTTCCCCGGTTTGAAGTGACCTTGGTAAAGCTGCGCCCTGGCATCGTGCGAAAGTCTTGCCAGCGAAAGGTCGTTGGAATTTACCTCAATGCCTAGAGATGCTGCTTCAGCCGGATCGTATGGAGGAAAACCAGCCGCCAACTTGTCAATTCTGTCGCGATTCTCGCTGCGCCCAAACTCGCTCAATCGCATTGACCAGCAGACCGATTCAATCGTGGCAGCATCAGAAAATCGCATGTCAGTCTGCTTCTACGCCTTTACAGGGGAGTCCGCAAGTACGGGTTTTGCCTGCGATGTCTGAGTTCCCAGATATTCTTTCACGATGGTTTCATGCGGAAGTCGAACAAATGGCCACGCCATGTCAATCGGCTCTCGGCGTTCGACGTATTGCTCGGACTCCTGACCGGCATCCTGGCGCGTCGTCTTCAAATGAGGCCATGCGTTCCAGATTTTGCCAGCGAACATGAGTCCGAATTCGTCTTCCAGCAATATCGGCAACGGAACGTCGTCGCCTTCCGGTTTCTCGATAAGATTAGATCGAATCCGTTGATGCAGGTAACGCGAAACGCCAGAGGGTTTCCACGCCACGACATAGCCGGGACGCCCATACCAATCGTCAGCAAGCAATTCCTCTGGCCGTTGCAGGAACTCGCGCAGCACGCCATCCCAATCGACATTGCCTAGAAGCGTATCGGTGTCCAGACACACGGCCAAGTCCCAGTCGTTGCGATTCGCCAGATACGCGCAAGCGGCGGTCAAAGCGCACCCGGCATAATTCCACCAGATCGGCTCATAAGGCCGGTCGAGCACAACACCAGCGTTGATGATCGGAACGGTGGATGGTAATGGGGACCATTCAGGTAGGGACCAAGTGCCAGCAGCAATAAAGGTATGGAACGGACGAAAATAACATTGCGCTCTTTCATAACATGCATGAAGCCCAAATAACCCAGGCCCTTTTGCCTGCGCATCTTCAAATGAATTCCAAAAGCTAGTTGCAAATGCGATTATGCGCATGTTTCTTACTGGTTAAAGCCAATTCCAAATTCCATCCCAACTTTAGTCGTCCTTGTGCGCGAGCGTAATTCATTCCAGTTCGTTCGCAATGCTCTGCCAGCGAAGCTCGAATTCCTTGAAATACCAACCATTTTGTAGCGCGTGTATTCCTTGCTTGTTGAATCTTCGTTTGCCACTCGCAGTTTTTCGGGGTGTAATTGCCATCATTATCTAATCTGCCCAATGTTGTTTGTTGTGGCCGTTCTCCCATATCCTTCAGGAAATTTACAAAGGAATTTCGCCATCGGAGACAAACTTTTATTCCGCGACCGCCGTAATCATTAAACCGATTATCTTCAGGATTGATACAGCGTTGTAACATCGACGCCCAGCTTTTATAGGTACGTGTCTTTGCATGTCCATGTCGCCTTCGTAATTCATCGCGATAACATCCACACGATCGAGTGTTTCCCGACTTCATTCCACAATTCCACACTTCTTTAATGATACCGCAGTCACAGCGACATAAGCTCTTAAAATCAGATCGCTGAGAAATTACAACGAGCTTTCCAAATCGTTGTCCGATAGGCAGAGTTTTATAGGGCATGGCATTGGTCTTTCAATGTTGTGCAAGTGGCGGGCAATCGGCTCGAACCGATTGCTCGCTGCGATTATGAAGGAACTCATTTCATAGTCAATTACCTGATTCCAAAATTCGCCCAATTTATCCCGCGCCGTTGCAGAAATGCCTTGGCCAGCGTCAGGTTGTGAATCTGGCCCTTTAGCGCGTACCGAATGCCAGGATTCTCCCAACCATTCGCGTGTCTCTCATGCAGACAGATATTCTCCAGGGCCAGCGGCTTGGTCGGATTGGTTTCCTCGATTAAATGACGCATCACACAGTCCCACGCCTCGCGAGCCAGCAGCATATCTGGATAGAGCTTTCGATATTTTCCCCACCAGCCAACACGAAAGAAGAATAGGTCAGCCCCGGCGTAATCGGTTCCTTGATGGATTTCCTCGATGGTCGGCGGTCGAGTCAGCCGGTAATACGCATCCTTTCTGAAAGCGTATCCGGCATCGTTGCTCTGGAGCGCAGAAACGATCCGCACGCAAGCGTCAGGAGCCATGCACAGGTCCGAGTTCGAGAACACGATAATGTCCGCGCTGCTGCGTTTATTCGCTGCGAAATCAAACAGATCGTGGAGGAACGGCAATCGCTTCGAGCCTTCGTCGAACAGGCGAGGCAGCACCGAATCATCAATGGGTAATTCCTGCCAGGGCTGACTTTGCCAGGAACGTCGGGCCACCGCCTCCCTTCGCTTGGCGTCGGGGTCCGTCGGGTTCCACTGGGACCATGCGTGAACTACCATCTAGCCAAGATTGCAACACCGCGCTCACGTCTTGCAAGCGTCTTGGCGTTTCGTTGTAGCCAAAGTGCAAAGCGACATTCCCGCGAGGTGTGCTCCCGCACCAGCCATCGACACTCATCCAGATCGTCGGCACTTTGCTGGCGTGCGCAAGGTGGGCCGTCGCGGTGTCTGAGCTAATCAACCCGGCAGCGACATCGTAAGCCCCGAGAAGATCAAAGATTCGCTTCGCTCGAATCTTGCCAAGATCAACAATGTGGAAATCGCGTGCGAACCGTTGAATGACTGGAAACATTTCTGGCACGAACCCGTACGGCGACGAGATGCCAGTGAAGTTGTAAAGGAGCAGCGGTTTCTTCCGCATCGGTATCGGCCATATCTGACGAAGTAGCTCATCTTCACGCACCGGGTTCCTGCGGTCGAATACCAACGGCAGAGTAACCATTTCCTCTCGCGTGAATCCGCACCGCTCCCACATGGAACTCATGAAATTCGGCCAGAGCGCCAGATTCACACCCCAGTTGTGTCCAAAGCACGTCAGATTGAATGTTCCCCGGTATTCCGCTGGTATCGGGCACTTCCCAAGCCACCACTGGGGAAGAACCGCATTCTGCGAAAGCGCAGAGGCAATTATACGCGCCTTCTCGACTCCCTGCCACCAATGCAACGGTTGCGGAATCGGATCAACATACGAAACGCCGTCATAAATATTCGCGTATTCATCGCTGACAATGATTCGTGGCTTGAGTCCTGTGCGCCTGTGAATCTCCATGAAAGCCGGTAGCATCAGGATGGTATCGCCTGCGCGACCAAGGAGCACCAGAACAGGGGCGTCGTGGCTTTGCATGAACCAACAAACGCTCATGCAATGGCAGGTGGAATCCAACAATTCGTCGGTAGCTTAGCGATTTCCTCTGGATTCATGTTCCTTTTAATCACTTTGCTTTCAGTGAATACCTTGGCCCGCATCGCGCAGGAACATACCCGACAAACACCCAGCTTATCGTCCACGGACGTTTTTACATCCATGTCTTTGAGCATTCCAAACAATCCCATGAGTTCGTTTGCGGCCTCCTTGATGAAGTATTTCTGCAACCCTCCGGTCGTGTCGTGCTCTGGACAGGCTAAGCAAATTGCCGAACGTCTCTCTGCTTCTGGTACAGGAACAGTCCCCTCCATACCGAACATATCCCGATACATCGCCAGAGCAGTCTTAGCTTTGGCCGCAGCATTTGCGACGCTTCTGAACAGGCCCGAACTCGTTTTTTTTTGAACCGGCACGTCGCCTTCGATGTCCACAAAGTTCAAGTAACCCGCCGCAACCATGCGCTGCGCGTTGTATTCATCAACATCATTTTCGATGTCGTGAATGTCCAAGCTCCAGCCGTTCTTTTGCATGAGCGCGGGATTCTTGCGGCGAAAGTTGTGGAGGAACTGCACAGCCTCGTTGAAGCTGCCCGCGAACGGCGCTTTCATGCCCGCTTCGGGGATCAGGACGTGGAAGCCTCCCGCTGGGAACTTGGTTCGTGATTTAAGGCGCATAATTCAGTGCGTTAGCTGGTAGGATTGCCTGAATTTCTTCGCACGCAAGCGCAAATCCTGTTTCCAAATCGTGTCTTCGATGTCTGCCTCTGGCGCTTGCAATCGGGCAATGGCGAATCCAAGCCGACGAGCGCCTTCGCAAATGATCGCGGCCCAGTCGCCAAGGTCAGGCGACCGGCCAAGGCGTTCCTTTGTCTCGTCCTTAGCCTCTACCTCTATCTTGTCGCCCTTAACCCGCTTCCATTCCCTGCCGCAAAGCTCATGCGAAACTTCCTCGGTTAACCCACGCATTTGATTTCCTTCGATGATATAACGCACACTGAAATGAAGCTCACTCACGCGCTTGGAATAATGCTCATCGCACCGCTTTAGCCGCTTCTGTTTCAGTTTCTCATCATAGATGAACAAGTCTGACGTGACCGGCCTTGGCGTTGGAGAACCGCCAAACTCGACCGGATTGCAGTCATGCCGCCAGATGCGCGAGAAGGCAGTTCCAAGAGAACCGCGTCCGGTAGAATCGTGAAATACATTAGCTGCTGGAATCTGAAGCCGTTCGCAGTCGGCTTTGACATATTCAGCGATTTGATCCTCGGGCAATACTCGATCATCGACGGGCGTTGATTTCGGATACACCTTAATCGGAATCACTCGCGGTTGCGTCATGCACAACACACTCCGACCGTTAATGTCCGTTCCGAACTCCGCTTCGCCGCCAACGCAACGGTCGCCGCCATAGCCGGCGTCCACGGCATACACCTTCGTCGTTGGTTCGCCTTTCCAGATGACCGGCTCTTTCGCCTTGAACTTAACCACCATGTCCCGCGTAACGACGCGCCGAACGGATATGCCTGGACGACGAACGCCAACGGCCTGATTAAAATATTCAGCGGATTCTTTGCCCCAATAATCAACGATGCGGTCAATGTCGGCCTGATTGATGAGATATTTGTACTCGCCGGGATGCTTGATGGCCGGTGAATCAGTGCCAACGAAGTTGATCGTCGCGCCCCCCATGCGATTCGTCCAAACCGTCGTGGTCGATATTTCCGGCAGGTTATCCCATCCGTCAGCAGGTTCAGCGAGCTTGTCGAGTGGATCGCCTTCGCCGATTGGGTTGCCACAGAAGCACCCCTTGAAGTCACCCTTATCCAAATTGGCGAGCGAAGACAAGTATGGTGCGGCGTAGAACTGACATTCATCTGAAAGAACTCTGCGACGTTTCTGTTTTATACCGACGAACTTGCTCATGCCTTTCCACTGTCCGGTTGAGTCCAGAACTGGAATGCAAATTATTCCGCGTCTCGTATCACGGATGTCCGAATCTTCTTCGATCTTGTCGGTAAAAATTGCGTGAAGTGAATCGACTGGATTGCCTGGAGCCTCTGGCCACACATCCTTTGCCGCCTCAAACAAAGCCTTTAGCTCTCCAAAAACACGGAGCTGGAGTCCTCGAATGTCGGTACTCGACATCAAGATCAGAGTTTCTCGCGGAAAGCAGAAGTAATCGGTAAGGGCATATTTCGCCATCCCATGAGTTTTGCCAGCGTCTTTAGGACCGATTACAGTGGTGATGCGATTTTCCAAAATCGTTTTCAACATCAAGTCACTCCACTCATGGCTATCGTAATTCGGCCACAGTAGATTCTGGAGTTCTCGATAATGGAAAAACAAAGTCCTGCCGCGCTCTTTTATCCAGTCTTCTCCTTGTTGGATAATCCAAATCTCGATTTCAATGGCACTCGTTTCTTGGTCCCAATGCAAACCGTATTTCTGAAAGGTTTTATTCGACTTCGACATTCTTCCAAATTTCTCTGCGCCAGATTAGGTAGATCGTATCAATACTTACCGAAAAGGAAGATGCTAATTTTGTCGCTTTTTCCTTTCCTCGCTTGAGCAGAATTGTTCGCACTTGTGGCTCCTTCAGCTTGTGCATTCCGTGATCCTCTCCGCTGCAAAAACTTGGCTTTTGGCGACCCTTTTCAACGCAATCCTTCATGTTGTCCTCTTGGGTTCCAAGCCACAGATGATTCGGATTTGTGCAAGGCGGACTGTCCCCGTTTGGGCAATCATGTAAAACGTATAATCCTTCTGGAATTGGGCCTCGAAAAAACAACCAGCTATAACGATGCGCCCACCTTGTATTTCCCCATCGTTTATTCAGTTGTCCGTACCACCCGCCTGTATAACCCAGCCACCCCCAGCATTCATCGGGTCCGCGAATGTCAACGAACTTCATGTATTCGCAAAACGCACAGCAAAATTGCCTGCGACCATGCAAACGACAGAGAGTTGGAGCTTCGCATGTTGGGCATGGACGATAAACAAACGTATTCGGATGAGTTTTGTACATTGCGCGGAAAAGAATCCACCAACCCTCTTGCTGCCGTAACGTCGGCGCATGATGGCCGCGACATCAAAAAGGTTGGCGAAATTGAAGTCATGCTTTGTGCCACGTTAAGGCACAAGCAGGATATTAAAATCACTCCGAATGTCAACCAAACGCCTCCCAGGTCTTTGATTGCGAACGTGGCATTATGGCAAGAGCGGAGCGAACTTCTTGCCCGCGAGCCGTTCGTAATCAGTCTTGCCAGCGCCCTTGGAGCGAGCGTGGATATACTCGTTCAATTCCTTGCCGGAAATAGCAACCTCTGGCCAGCGTTCGTTGAACTTTTGAATCGCGTCGAGTGCAGACTGAGCATTTCCGCCTTCACTCATCAACGCCACGTAAGCGTCGTTCTTGAGTTGCGTGGTTTGCTTCTTGAGTTCCACGATGGCATTGACGGCGCTCTGCATGTTCGCCTCATTCGCGGTTCGGAACGACCCCATGCTGGCGAGCACGTCCTTGAGGGACTTGCGATACTTCGTTTCCCCGTCAGGTGTGCGAACATCCAAATCGCTTTGCTCCCAAGCAATCAATTCGGCCAGCGGCTTGAGCGTCGGGAACCGGCGCAGCGTATCCACGGTTTTTTGGAGCGCCGTAGTCGATTCACGCGGACTCGTGAGCATATTGCGAATCGTCTCAGCGGTCATTGAAACTGACGGCCCTGCAACCTGACGCCCCATCTTCTCGTAAATATTCGACCCGAACGGTTCATCGCCGAGAACAAGGCTTCCAGACAAATCAATGTTCAGAAGGCTCGGAGCGCCATACATCACGGCATCAGCAACAGCTTGGCCATATTGATCGGTGATTGTTCGACGTAGCCGTTCGCGCTTGTCCGATGGAACAAGCAATTGCTTCATAAAATAGCTCAGACCACCTGCCGCAGCCATGACACCAAGCCATCGAGCAATTCCACCGAAGTTTCGGTCTGCGGCCATCTTGAACAGCAACTCAGCCTGCTTGATCGGGAACCGCTTGAACTGAAACAGCAGCGACGTTATAGGCCCGCGCATGATTGGAGGAATATCAGGAATGATGGGCGTAAATTGCGTCAAAAGTTGGCCGCGTAACTTGGCGTAATTGATCGCCTCGGCATGAGGCAAACCACTCTCGGTTCCGTGCTGGTACATGGCCAGAAACGCAGTCTCCTGATTATTACGCTCACCGCTGAACTGTTCGCTAATATTCTTGATCTTGCTGAGTCCGATTCCTGCGTTTCCGTACTGGCCAGGATCAAACCGAACCCCAGCCTCATCGAGCAATGCGCGACCCTCTTTTGTATATCTACGGAGTTTGGCTTGGGCAAAGATGCGTTCTCCAACCAGCGGGTACAACCCGCCAAGGGGTTGCAATCTATTAAACACGGCAAATCGCAACGTTTTGAGCGTTAGAAGTGGAATGGCTGACTTGATGTTGCGCGACCAACGATCTAGGGCCAGCGGCTTGATGTAATCTCGAACACCAGGAATCTCTCGGATGAAATTGTCGAACAGAACCGTGCTCTGCGCTGGTTTGCCCCACATATTATCCATGATGATGTCCAACTGTTCAGCGGCAGACGTGCGCCCTTCACGACGCACTTCCTCGATCAACGGTTGGGCTTCACGCTGGAGCTTGGACAACTCAAGCCAGCGATGGAACCCCGACAGATACGAAGTCATCGTTTGCTTGTAATCATGCGAGTAACCTTGAAACCCTCGGCGCTGTTGCAGGCTGCCGAACCACTTTTGCTTCGAGGATTTCCGACCGATGATGCCTTGCTGAGCCTGCTTCACTTCCGATGCCGTGACGCCAAGGTTATCCTTCATCTGCTTGACCATCTGCCAGAAACGCCGGTCGCCAAGCCGGATCATGTCGGCTGGAATCACCGTATCCTGTTCGATCTTCCATTCGGCGTTGGCATAATCAGGATTATCTTTGACGTACTTGAACACCTTCGCTTTTGCCTCTGAAACAGTCTTGGCGCGTGTGACGAACTCGGGCGTATCGCCGCGCTTGGCGGTAATCTTCCAATCGCCAGTGAACAGATGCGTCAGGTAAGAGCCATCAGAGATGCCCCAATCATCCGGCAATTCAGAGCGTGTGAGCGCATCTGCGAACTGGTCCTTGGTGTACTTCGATGTATCGACCGCGTGACTGATATTCTTGTCGAACAACTGCGCGAGTGTGTCGCGGTCAAGCCCCATCAGGAATCCGTGATAGGCTTCGCGCTTCGCATCGCGGATTGTGACTCGGATTTCTTCAAGGCGACCTTTGACTTCCTTGGCAGCAGCAATCACCGCATCACCATTCGGCTTGCCAGTCCATTCGGCCTCGATCTTGTCAATTGGTTTGCCATCGAGTGCATCGAAGAACACCTTGCCGCCTTTGGCGCGAACCGGACGCGGCAGATTCGTCAGAAGATCGTCCACGTAACGCTTCACATCGCGACCGACAGACTCGCGAATCTTGAACGCGGTAAGAGCCATCTTTTCCCACGCGGACTTTGCTGCTGGCCCGAGCTTGCCGAAGTAAAACGACCACTGGCCAGTGTTCGCCTTGTTGAACAAATTGAAATCCTTCGCCCGCCGTGCCACCTCTGGCGTTGGCTTGGTGCCAGCATCCAGCGTGACTTGCGGCGGTCCAGACGGCGGTTCTGCTCCTGCGCCTTTCGCTGTGCGCTCAGCAAACTCACTCGGCGAAGCCGCGCCAGGTCCTGGGCGGGGTTCAGTCGGTCCAGGTTCAAGGCCAAGCGCAACACGCTCGGCGTGCTCGGCGGCGGCAGCTTTATCGGCGGCTTGCTGAAACGTATTCTGATCCTTGCGATAGTTCTCAATGAGCGTCGAAAGTTCTTCGATCCTGCGCTTGTCCGGTCGCTTGGCCTTTTGCAGTTTTACAAGCTGCTTGCCTAAATCCTCAACCACTTCGCTTTTGGACTTTGCGTTTGTCCGAGCAAGGTCGGCTTCCGCCTCGAACTTCGATGCCTTTGTAAGCTCGTAAATTCTAGGCAACAACGCCTCGGCCCGGGCAATAACATCGGCATCTTCCAAGGATTCGATTTGTCGCTTAATCGTCCTGTATGCCTGTTCTGGAGAACCGTAAATCTGAACCGCAGCCTCGGCGTCGGCGGTTTCCTTTGAGGTTGGAAGTTTGCGAGTTGGTTCAATCGGAGTCGTTTTGATTCGATTAGCTCGATCAAGTAAGCCTTGAAGATTCGCCTTGCTGTTCCAGACCGTGAAGGTTCCGTCGCCGGGAATCTCGATGGTGACTTTGCCGGAGGAAGCGGCATCAAACGTCTCTGGCGCATCCTTAACCGCCTGCTCAAGCCTCGCCACAAGCTCAGCCTTGACATCTTTGGCGCTGCGCTTGCCTTCGGTTCTGGCAACCCTGCGGACTTCCGTTGCGACTTTATCGACAGCCTTAGTTGGCGGAAGCGCAGCTTTCGCAGCACGTTCTTCCTCGAAGATTCTACGACTCGATTTCTTGATGATGTCCAGCTTAGAAACAGGAACTCGTTTGACCCCAAACCAATCAACATCGGCCATTGGTTCTGGATCGTTTGGATACTTTGAAATGCGCTGAACCGTGGATCGGGCTTTGTCGCCAGCGCCCGTCGTCCAATTCACCTCATCGCCAACTTGCGCCAAGTCCTTCGCCTTCGCTTCAGCAACAGGCGGTGGGGTGGCAGGCTTCAAGTCAGGGTAATCCGCGAGCACTTCGGACGGAACGGGTTTGCCTTCGCGCAAGGCAGCTTCAATCGAAGCCTTTTGAACCTCAACGAGTCGAGGATACGGACGATGGCCTTCGCCGTAGCCCGTCTCGCGGGCAAGGAAATCAGCGCGAGTTAGCTGCCACGGCTCTTTCGCAGCAGGCACTTCCGCAGGCGCTACGGCTGGTTCCGGTGGCTTGGCTACAGGCTCCGCAGCGGGCACTTCTTCCTCTAGCTGGCGTTGCGCGGCGGCTTGTTCTTCGGGCGTGAGCGTGGGTTCGGCGGGTGGTTTTGGAGGCTGGTACGATTCTGGCTCTCTTATTATAGTACGCGCTTTATCCATTTCCTCGAATCTTGCCTTGGCCAACCGCGCCAGATCGGGGATGGTTTTCGCTCCGTAGAACTTCTTCGCAGCGGCAACTCGCGGGTCTGCGGAACGCTCCAAGGCACGGAGACGCGGCAGGGAATAGAACTCAGGCGCGTTGCCAACGGGGTCGGTTAGTGATACTTCGGGTTTCCCCGCTGCCGCTTCTGCTTCGATGCCTCGTGGAATTCCCGCAGCACCTTCTTCGGCGGGCAATACCCCTTCATTGACGACGGGTTGTGAAGGCATCCCTCGAACTTGCGTCTCTGCGCTTCTGACTTGTATGGGGGCATTTTCCGGTCCTCCTATGGTCGGCGTTGGTGGTTTCGGAACAGCCACCCCGCCCGCAGGTGGTTCTTCCGGTGGTTTTCCGAGCACTTCCGCAACGGTCGCCTGCGGTCGCACAGGCTCGACGACAGGCGGAAACGCAAGGTTGCGGAACACCCGCGCTTGCTCCCGCGAAAGTCGAGCTTCTGGAAAGAGCGCCTGAATCTGGCTCAGCGTCGTGGCATTTGCCTTGCGAATCGACTCAATGACCGTCTCGCGGGCTTCTGCGACGGTTTCCGGCACAACCACAGGCGGCAGCTTCGGTTGTGTCGGCAATCCCGGTCGCGACATCAACTCGCCTGCGGTCGGAATCGCCAAGCCAGCACGCTCACCTGGTTGGACTCGGGCAGACATGAAGCCTTCTAACGGCTGAATACTCTCCAGTGTCGGAATAGGTTCCAAGGCGGCTGCGGTGGAACGTGGCAATGCTCGGATAAACTCTGGCAGAACCAGAGCGCCGATGCTCATGGTTCCAAGCCCCCGCCCGATTGTTTTCGGTTCGCCTTGTTCAATGCCTGCGACAACCTCACCCAATCCAGCACCGCCCATCTGCGAACCGAAATACAATCCCATCGCCCGTGGAATCGCATGACGCAAAGCAGGAGCACCGGGGATAGGGGCCAATGATAACGGCGCAAGCGGCAGCATACTCGGGCGTGTCATCTCGCTTGGCATCTCAGCGATGGTGCGTCCAGCCTCGTGAATCACTTCAGAAACCGGGCCTTCTGGTTGTCTGAAAGGACGAACCAAGCCGGGAAAACCAATCGGGGAGGCAAGCTGAGCGCCTTGAGATGGAGTTGGCGAAGGAACCAACGGTTGATCGGATGCAATCGCCTCTGTGATTGGCCCTACCTCTTGGCGGGCAGCTTCTAATTCAAGGCCAAGGCGTGAACGTTTCTTTGCCTGAGCTTCGGCGGGAGTTTCGGGCGCTTGCGGAGCTAACTGGGATGCGGCATCGAGAATATCCGATTCCGTAGCGTCATCGGGGAATTCCACGGTTCCAACGCCTTCGATTTCCACAGATTGCGGCATGTCATTTCAACTCCCATTTGCCAGTGGCGGGATTCTTAACGGCTCGTTTAACTGTAGAATTCGTTGGTGACAATCCACGTCTCTCGGGAACTCCGATAGTGGCCAAAGCATCCCGATTGGCTCGAACTTCCTTCAGCTTTTGCTGTAACCCAACGTAATAATCATGCTGCGGGTCTTTCGGATTCCTGAGGGCGTTTATTGCTGGAACCGAATCAAGTTCTTCGTTCAGACCGCGCTCCTGACCGCTGTAAAGCGTGAGATAATTGGCTGGCGTTAATCCTTTCGGAGCTTCATCCAAAACCAATCGTCTAGCGCCATGACTGGTTTGTGCCCAAACCCCAATCCGTTTCCCGGTCTCAGGGTCTTTAGCCACGGTCAAGCTGGCGTCCAAAGGAGTCATTTGCATCGCAGAAGCAGGAGGAATCTGAATCCCTTTGTCGGTCTGGAAATACCCCGGAGCACCATTCGACGGCGGAACCCATTTCGGCGGCGTCACCGGAGCCGTATGCTGCAACGCCGACCCATACCCGCTCCCAAGCGCCAACGGATGCCGGGTCACCGCATCGTGGATCGGCACCCCGTTCTGGATGTCGCGCTGTAGCCCCATCACGTCTATCGACCGTCGCGCAATCTCGATGTCCTTGACGCTTCTCGCCACGCGACTCATCTGCGCGAACATCTGCGCGTCCTGCGCGGCGGCTTCGGCTGCTTGGCGTGCCCTCTGCGCCTCGCGATCAAGCTGCATCAGACGCTCTTGATGCGGCACAGTCTCGCGATACGCCCAACCAGCTCCGGGAATGTCCGTCAGCGTGTTGGCTGGCAAAGCTTCAAGTTGCGCTTGCGTCGGACGCGGCACAGGCGGTTCGTTCGCGTAACGCGACGAGCCGTACATGTAGCCGAACGTGGCGGGAGGAGGCGCGACCGCTTGAGGAACATCCTCGTAGTCGAAGCCTAAACCGCCGTCGCCAGTGTATTGATCGTCAGGCATGGCTAATCCCACATATCGTATGAGTAATCAGGCGGCTCCGTGGTTTGATCTCCGGGAAGACTACCGAAGTTCCCAAATCCGAGTTCCTCGTAGATGTCATCGAGCGTCAAAGATTGTCCACCGCCCCCGCCCAAGCCAAACAGGTAGCTGTTCGATGCGCCACCAAACGGACTTCCGCCCGCACCAATGCCGCCTGTTGGTCCAAAGATGCCGGGATAGCTGAAACCCGCTGACCCTCCGCCGCCGTAGCCACTGGCAGAATAGCCGCCTCCGCCGTATCCACCACCGCCACCAGAGCGCCGTGGCTGACCGAATCCGCTCACGGAATTCGCATACAGCCGGTTCAAACCTATGTCGCGCTGGTTCTGTAACTGTTGCTGTTGCAGAGCCAATAGCTGCTGCTGATACGGCGTGATGTCGTAAGGCAAGCGCCTCTGCGATTCGCCGGTCAGAAGCGTATTGGCAAGTCCAAGGCGCGTCAGGTAATCCTGTTCGCTCATCCTCACCGCCGTCGAAGCGCCCGCAGGCGATCCGGCAACGCCACGACCAGCGGCCAACTCAGCGCCTTGGCGAGCCACGTCAGGTACCAGACCGGGCGTTATCAGGTCTTGGATGACTGAACCGAATCCGCCTCCAGCACCATCGCCACCGGGCAAAACACCTCCCGACCCTGGAACAGCTATGTCATTACCGTAGCCACCGCCTCCCGACTGATACGGTAATGGTTTGCCACTGGGGTCTAAAACGCCATTGGTGTATCTAGGCACCGCTGATCCAGAACCACCGCCCGTCCCGTAGTTCGGAAACGTCACCGGGCCACCGCCTGTTCCTGAACCGATGCCCCCTGCGCCAAGGCTACCGAACGCCGGTTGAGCGTTGTAATAGCCATACGGCGCTTGGCCTGGGCCGGTGAAGAACGGACTCGGCGCTTCTGGCAGATACATCTGATTACCCGCCGCGTTCACCGGAGGTTTCCAATACGGAAATGCACCGCTGGAATAATGAGGCAACTGCGGCGGGGGTGCGTAGGAAAAGAGACTTGTCATATTAATGAGCCGATCTTCTGGCACGACAATCTGGCTGATCCAAAAGGTGCAAACGATATGGCGGTTGCCTCCTCGCCCTGATCGTGCATGGATTGGCCCTGAAGCAATCGAATCGCCTCGCGGTGGTGGAACGCCGCCATCGTCTTAGCATTGGGTTCATCCATCGTGAGGTAGCGCCCGCACTGGCACTCGTGAATGATTGCCTCGACTGAAGGAATCACAAGCCAGTCAGTCGGTACGGACACCGGAACGAAGGCAAGCTGACAAATCGCCGTCAACTGAACTTCTGTGGCGCTCGTGGCTTCTGAATTGGCGCA